TGCATCTTATTTATTGAAACTATTCTATCTGTAGAACTATTCTTTCCCCACAATTCTTTTGTTCCTCCTGTTTGCAGACCTTTCGCTTTCCTTGCGGCTAGTCCCATACGTGTACGCTGACGTATGTTTTCTACTTCAATTTCAGCGGCTAATGATAATGCAAAAAGAAGGGCTTTTCCACCTATTGATTTATTTTCTATTATAGTTCCGTCTTTGCATTGTATTATAGTTATATCTTTTTCTCCACAATAAGAAACAATAGAAAATAAATCATTCATACTTCTACCTAATCGAGACAATTCAGATATATATATAGTGTCTCCACTCTTGCACATTTCTAATACTTCTTGCAGTTTTCGTTTTGTATGTTTTATAGTTCCTGAAACTTTTTCTACAACTTCTTTAATATCTGAATTGTCTCCTATTCTTTTCAAATACTGTTTTATACATTCTTTTTGTTGTTCAAAGTCTTGTTTTTCCGTTGAACATCTAGCGTATATAAATTTCATAAAATAAATATCTTTTTTTGTATGGCTTATTATTCTTTATGCTATATTTAATACCCGCACCTGTTCCGCCTATTTCTCTAGCAGCTTGTTTCATTGAACGGAATGTTTTTTCGACACCCGTATTAATGTCGATACACTTAACTTTAATGCTTGTTTTTTCTATGCAAGCTTTTCTACAATTTTCGTGCACTCCTTTCCTCTTAAGTCCTATATCAAAAGCGTGTTTATTATTATAAGAACTTGTCACCCATTCAAGGTTAGATGCATTATTATTCAATTTATTACCGTCTTTATGGTTAACAACTAAACCTTCTTTATATCCGTCTACAAACAATAATGCAACTAATCTATGTATTTTATAATGAGTATACGTTTTTTTTATTTACGTATGGGATGATATAATAATATCCGTGAGTATCTATGTTATTTTTTAACAAGTATATCCTATTCTTTTTCAAACTTCTTGCACGCCCCAAATTTGATATTTGATATACGCCCTCAAATTTTGGTATATCTTTCCATATCTCACCACGTTTTGAAACAAACTTATTCATATTACTATTTTTTAGTTAACCCTTCAAATACAGTACAACCACCCCAAATTATTAAACATATTATAAACAACATTTTTTACTCCTTTCTTTATACTATTTTTTACTAAGATGTTTCTTACTTTTCTTTAATAATAATTCCCTTTGAATTTCATTCGCTGCAAGTCCTTCCAATTCTTTTTCAAAAGATTCAGAAATATTAAAAATACCTCTTTGATATTTTGACTGATTAGGAATGAAATTTATTAGATTAAACTTTTTCTTTTATTAATCATTTCTTTAAATGACTCTATTTGCTTTTCTGTATACTTTTTCATACTTATTTTATTTCATATTGTTTAATACAAACATTCTTCTTGCCATTCTCTTTTGTTCTTTCTCTGAATAATATACTTTGTTGTTCATAACAGAACAAACGAACTCAAATCTTTTCTTTATAATTGTTCTTTTTTTCATGATTACATATTTTTTTTGATTACATTACTACTTAAATACCATTATTTATTGATTAGTAAAATCTTTATTACCTATCAAATTAGGTTCGTTCCTTTCCAAAAAAGATATCAATTCTTTGTAAGATGTATTATTATCTATAGTACAAGATAGCGAATAATTAAATTTACCTTTATACATTTTGGGCTTCAATTCGCCTAGATTATTAAAATACATTTGTCTAACTGATACAAATAATTTACTTTGTAAATATTTGGAAAAAGACGCAATATGATCACAAATAGATACAATGTTATTATTATAAACGTTACTATAAACTAGTTCGTTATCTCTATAAATATCTAATTTAAATGCTTTCATGATTTGTTTCCTTTCTTTTTATTTAATATGCTAGTTCGTAATAAATTGAAGGTTCGGCACTTACATTGTAAATATATCCACCACACCTAACAAGTAATGCGCCTTTGCCGTAATAAAGTTTTTTCATACCCATAATACTCCCGCATAGTATTATTTATAAAATATTAAACATAAAATATAACAAACTAAAAGTATTCCACATAAAGCGGAAAAACCTTTTATTATCTCTTTAAATTCTTTCCGTTCCATAAAATTAAAATTTCATTCTCGATAATATTTCTATATTTTTATAGCCTCTATTTTTTAAATAGTCTAGTAATTCACTTGTATTATACCCTTTTGCTGGTTTACATTCTCTTATATAGGTACTGTCAGCCTCTAAGTGCATGTTATCATACAAAGAATAGACTAAAAACTTCCCGTTCATTAGCTTTTCTATAAACACGGCGATAATTTCACCGTCTTTCGTTATTCTGAAATTTACTTTTGTTTTCATTTTTCCTTATTTATTAAAACGTCTTATGCAGTAATCAAAAGCTTCACCGGATAAACTATTGCTAAAGCCCCTTTTATCAATGTAAAAACATTGAAACAAACTAGTATCTCCGTAATTATTTACAAGGTTATGAAACATTTGTTTTTGCGCTTTCTTTGTTGCAAAACAATATTTGGAAAAGTTTTGCAATACCTTTTTCTTTTCTTTTTCATCTAATTTAAAGTTTATCCACCCTTTTGTATTATGGTGAAAACGACCGTTTAAAAATTGCTCCATATTCATTTGTCTAGTTTGATTTAACAAACCTATTAAAGTCTTATATTTAATTGCTCTCATAACTCTATGATTTTTAATTATTGTATTATTATAAACGTTCGTAGGCGTTCGAGTAGTTCCGCTTAAAATAGTCTCTATCGATCCAAAATGATAAAAACATTTGTCTATCTGATACGTGATAACGTTCTTTCAAATCGACTCTTATACGCTTGCTTTCTTTTGCATATAATTTATTAATTATATACCCGTTTTCAATCGCTTGTTTTAAATTTCTAGGAGTTTTCATAACTTTTTTTCGTTTTTATGATAACTTTTCTTTTAACTGGATCAATCGCCAAGCAATAATAGAAAACCAATTATTTTGAAAATCAATTCTTTGTTTTTCCGTTTTACAATATCCCCAAGATTTACCTATATTGATTATAGTATCAGTACAATAAGCCACACCGAAACAAGAAGGTAAACCTTTTATATATTCTTTTACTCGTTCCTGCAAATTAGGGTATAATCGCTTATAATAAGTATCATTATACTCTTTATCAAAAGAGTCAAAGAAGTAATTAATAGCTTCTTTATCACTCATATTTTCTTTTTCGTCGTTATAAATGCAGTCCAAAATGTATGCAAATTGTACGCCTACTTTTTTATATTCTCTTACATTCTTTTTCATAACTTATTCCTCCTATCTCTTTTTGTTTATCCTATTCTTTCAAAATCTATATAATCTAATTTATCCCAAAGAATTTCTATATTTGCATCTATAGAAATATCATCAGCATAATCTATCGAAGTTATCGGAATTATTCCGGTATTACATGCGTTACCGGCTATTAATTCGTTCGTGTCGTCTCTATATTCAATATAAATAACATTTGTGTTTCCTTCATTGTCTAAGAATTCACCTAAACAATTAGATATAATGCTATTATTAAACTCTTTTGTAGTCATAACTTACTTTATTTAATTATTATTGATTTGGTAGTATTATAGTCTCAATATTTCCATTATTCGAAAATTATACATTCAACATTACAAGTATGATATAATATCCACGCTATTACGCTACTTATTTTAGACTTACAAAGTAAGTTTACCATTTTATCAGACTTGAAAAAACGGATACTTTTTCGCTATCGTCTTTAAATTTGATTACTACTTTCATGATTTTATGTTTAAATGATTAATAATATTTGTGCGCACTCATTAATTGCAAATGAAACAAGGCTACATTTTCAGTTCCTTTGTGCGCTATGTACAATTATTGGCGTAAATAAGACGTATAGGCTAAATTATATCCGTTTGCTGTCATTTCTGCAAATCTAAGATCATCACATAACAAGCGGTATTCTTCACGTTCTGCATCGTCCCTACGATCTATAGAGGCAAAAATAATACGTTCGTTGATTTGTCCGCACAATTCTTCTTTCCAATCGCATGCATCAATCAGTGTTTCAACTGACTTTAAAAATAATAATTTACTCATGATTTTATGTTTTAATGATCTATTTTCTTATTCAATATAATGTGAATAATAACGTTTGCAAAAATGTTGATAACTTTCATTTTTACGGCTGTATTTTTTAAAATCTCTTTTTTGACTATTTCTTTGAAAATAGTTAATTAATAACGGTATAATAACCATCAAAAAAATAAATAGTATCATAACTTATTGTTTAAAAAATTATATTTTGCTACTCTGTATTTAACGGGCTTGTAACCGTCTAAATTGTTCCACGTGAAACAAAATAGGCTACATTAACAACCTACCTTACAACACGGTACTATTATTCACGCTAATATTACAGTATAGACGCCTAACCTATATGCTTAGTGCTCAAAAGACGATTATTTGCGGTGTAATTTTTGAAAGGTAGTAATGTACATTAGTCCCGCCTACATCTAGGCGGTAAAAAGTCCTCTATTCTTGCACTCCATCGGCTGTTGTGCTTATACGAATAGCCATATATTTAGAGCCTGTATGGACTGTTAAGGCTATTATAACAGGTATTACGCAACTAAGGACACGGCTATGTGACAATTTTGCAACCTGCAACAATAAGAGAATGAACGAAAACCAATTAACCAAATTATAGCTCTACTTCCAATAAATCGAAAACCTGCTGTAACAGGTGTATAATATAATATCTTCGCGTTCTGCATAAGATAAGAGTTAACCAGTATTGAAGAACGATTAGGGAACTGTTTCCCTTTCTTTGCATTGCAAATATACGCACATTATCGGAATGCGCAAAATATGCACTAATATATTAACCTTTGTTAGGTTATGCGTACTATATGCACTATCGGATTAACACAAATAAGTACGAAAAAATCGTAGTTAAGTTAATTTCGTGTTAAATGTAAACAATAACGAAAAACGCAATGAAACACGCAAAACACAACGGGGAAAGGGATTTAACGAATATACTATAATATCGAAGATGTTATAGTATATGAGTAAATAATATATATATATATACTACTATATTATATATAATATATAGAGAAAAATACACGTGTAAAAAAAACAGAATAGATAAAATGTGCGGCTTTCTCACACGCCAAACATTTTTGTGTATGCTTGTTTAGTATAGCCTATTTTTGCACATTATAGGGCAAAACCAATGTTTCCAAAACACAAAACGAGTGTTTAAGACGTGTTATAAGGCTAAATGCGATGTTTTAATATAAAATACTATGTTTATATCGTCTTATTATTGATCTTTTAAAATTAAGCCTTAAAATACGTTCATTCCTATATTTTGCCCTCTGTTTTCCGGTGGCTTTCCTCGTGCCTACCACCCCCCCCTGTTTTGAAGCCTTGGTTAAGTGCCGCTTTTGCTCGTAAATTTTTCATTTTTCAATTTTTTTTTTACTTTTTTTTCTTACCCTTAACTTTTAAATCTTTTTTTTCTTTTGTATATTTGCAAAAAAAGAATATTATATGAAATTTGAAGAAGCTAAGGACTTGCAATGTGCTTGTATTTATAAGCTGACCTACCCTGATGGTAAGTGTTACATTGGACAGACTAAATGCCTTCGTGATCGTATGAAGTTGTATGAGTCTCAAATATCTCGTAATTTTGGCGATGAGTCAAAGAACATGTTGGCATTACGTAAATTTGGTATTGATAATGTAGATGTTTCTGTTGTTTGCGAGATTTCTTTTTTGTGTAAATCTGACATGCTACTTTGTCTGTCTATATTGGAGATAAAATATATTCGTGAATTTGATACTTTGCATCCAAATGGTTATAATTCCGGCATAGGTGGTGAAATATTGGGTATTCCTGTGGAAGATATTCAGACTAATGGTACTTCTTGTCAAGTTTTGGTTTATGATAAAGATGGATATTTTCAAAAAAGCTATCATTCAAAAGGTCGTTGTTGTTATGATATTGGTTTATTAGAGCACGAATTATCTCGTTATCTTGACAAGTCTAAGATATACAAGGGTAAGTATATTTTCAAGACAGGCAGGTATGGTTATATTCCCGATCGCATAGAGCCTGTTGGTTACAAAGTGATTAATCGTACACGTACTATTGTTCATAATGAAGTTGTAAAGCGTGTAGTAGAGAAAGAGTATATTTCCCATGTTGTTCCTCATGCTTTGAAGTATGATTTGGAGGGTAATTTTTGCGGAGAATACGAAAGTAAACATCGTGCTGCCTTATCTTTTGGTCGTAATCAGAATGTTCCTTATGGCAAATATGTAAATGGATACGTTTTATACAAAAAATTATCTGATGATTATCCCATAAAAATAGAGCCTTACGAAGAGACTGTTGGAAAGGTTCTTGGTGACATCTATAAACCAATGTCTGAATGTGAAGATAAGCCTATCAAAGAGTCTATCAAAAATAAGAAAGAGACGAGAGCTTATTTCCCAAATGATTTTAAGATAGAGCAATATGACCTAAATGGAAATTTTATAGCACAGCATGATGGAATAAGAAGTGCTAGCAGCTCGACAGGTGTCCGTTATTCATGTATATGGCAAAACATTAAAGGGATAACAAAAAGGGGAGGTGGATATATTTGGAAAAAGTTGGATAATTGAGAGAAACTATATATATTTGCATACCTTCTTTCTTTCTTAATCCCCTCCCTGTTTTTTTCGTGTTTTCAGGTTGGGGATTTTATATTTTTGGGGTGTTATAAAGTAGCATTTAATAGCCATAATTGATTTTTGTCTATTTAATGCTATTTTTTGTTGTGTTTATTGGCTTAATTTATTATTTTTGTGCTTAGCTATAAAACTAAGATTTTATAATTTGTACTTTCCCCCTGTCTGTGAAGATAGGGGTTTTCTTTTTTAGTTTAACTATTCCTATATTTCTCCTATTTTAGCCATTAAGATGATAAGTTCTTCATTTTTGGTATAAAAATCGCTATTTACGCCACTTATTAAACCTTATTTGGTGTTTATTTAGTTAAAGTCAGTGTTATATTTTGTATATTTCTTTTTTTTTGCTTGAAATGTGTGTATATTTGTGCCATGTTTAATTAAAAAAGATAGAAATTATGTCTAGTAAGAAGAAAGAAGAGAAGGATTTGTCTTGGTATCAGGACAAGTTGGCGCAATTGGATGAGGAATGTTATGTTGTTAGGGAGGAATATGAAAGTTACCTTGCTAAATGGCATTATCCTGAATTTAAGGATAAGATAGGTCGTTATTATAAATCTAAACGTAATGACTACAGTTCCAGTTCTCATTTTTACGAATATCATGTATTGTTAGATGTTCGCCCGGAAGATTTATATGTTAGTTCAGATGGTGAAGTATTGGCAAAATGTAGGACATCTTCTGTTAGTCGTGATGGTAATGGCTGTATTAGGATTAACCTTTCAGAGGAGGCTCATGTTCATTATTTGGGTGAGGAGATAAGCGAGAGGGAGTATAAAGATGCTGTTTCTAGTATTTTGTTTGATGCTGCCGGTGTTTTACCTAGTTTGAAGATTTCTGAATGAGGGTATTGTTCAGACACCCAAATCTACAAGATGCTTGGTAACGGATGGACAATAGATGTTATAAAACATATATTTTCGTTTATAAAAATAAGAAAGATGAAAGAATTGGATAATGTAATAAAGGGTCGTGGTGAGACTAAGGGTTTTACTTTTACTTTGGTGAACAAGTCTCCTTATGCTTATATGTATAGAAGCGTTGACGATTGTGGCGGTAATGTTGTTTATGAAGTTTTCCGTCGTGTTGAGAACAAGATGTTTGATTGTGTGAGTTATCCCAGTAGCAACGGGTTTGGCGATTCGCTGTACATGGGTAAAACGTATAGGTCTGCCGACCTTGCTGTTCGTTGGTTTAACCATTTGACAGAGATGGGGCAAAAAAAACAAGGAATTTCTTTGTAGTATTGAAAATGTTCTCTATATTTGCAGTACTGGTACAGTAGAATTTACTTATAAGTGTTTGACAAAAAATGTAGGGGTGATAGTGATATTACCCCTATATATTATCTCTAATTTTTTATTCATTTAAAGGTGTTTGATTACTTTTTTCTTTCAGTTGAACATGGGGACGGGGATGGCTTAGTGAAGCTGTCCCTTGTTTTTTATATATGCTAAACGTTAATGTAGTGTTAAAGCCTTAATTACATTTGGCGATTGGCAATCGCCAACTTATATTTGCAGAACATTAATTTAAAACCAAAAAATATGGAACGTATTAAAGTAAGTTGTTATGTTGATGCTTCTAATTTGAGAAGCATTTTGAATTTACCGGAATTGAAAGATAATGGTGTGTCCGGTTCTGATTTGGATGGTGTTTCGGAGATTATACTTGACCCTCCAACTCTTCCTCTTGAAGATGATAATCAGAGAACCCAGTTCGTAAACAGTATTTTCGGTGCTGCTATCATGACTATAATTCAATGGAAAAGTCAGCAAAAGGGAAATACTATGAACGTTGAACCTAAAAAAGAGGGAGGACAGGACGATGAAAGTAGATAATAGTATTCGTGTACCGTTTAATGTTAATGTCTTGAAAAAGATTAGGCAATCGCAGCAAAAGAAAATGGCATACTTATAACATCAATAACAAACTGCCTTAAAGGACGGTCTAAGTCTGCCGGAGGTTTTTATTGGAAACTAAAATAAATGTGATATGAGTAAGAAAATAATGTTCAATGATAAATTTGGCTTAACCCAAGCCGTATTGGATGGTCGAAAGACTATGACTAGAAGGGCTATAAGTGAAAAACTTTGGGATAGATGGACTGATTACGATGATTTTTGCAACAGCGTAAGTGTTGAAAATATACCTACAAAACGTCAATATTATGACGAAAAAGATTTCTTTCTTAATAATGCGCCATATAAACTTGGCGAAGTCGTTGCCATTGCGCAAAGCTACGAAAGCATCTATAATGAGAAAGGGCTTGAAACTATGGATATGCTTGTTTCGAGGATTAAAAACCATAAAGGATGGCAAAATAAGCTTTTTGTCGCCGCAGGTTATATGATTCACCACATCCGCATTACAGACATCAAGATTGAGCGTTTGCAAGATATATCAGATGAAGATTGCATGAAAGAGGGAATTATTCATGCGTATACTAATAATAATGGAATAAAGATATATCATACCCCTCATACAAAAAGAGGATATTTGTCAACAGATGTAGCTCAAGAAGCTTTTGCGTTCTTGATAAACAAAGTTTCCGGCAAAGGCGTATGGGAAAGTAATCCTTATGTATTTGTATATGAATTTAAACTAATAGATTAATGAGTAAATTTAAAGATTTAGTAGTCGAAGATTCAATCATACTTTCTGTTAGCGACCCTATTACAATGAACAAAGCTGATAATATTAGTTCTCATGTAAATGTAGGGGTAAATATGAAAGTATTTTATTATCCTGACTCCTATCCATGTATTGATAAAAAACTAAAGGAGATACTTGATTGTATTGAAGACAATCAAGTGTATGATAACTTAGTAACCATCCGTCATTATGCAGAGATGAACAATCTTGCTAAGGAAACGGTTAGACAGCGAATAAAAAAAGGTCTTATACCTTATGTGTTGATTGATGGTGTTTATTTTGTAAAAATGGAATGATATGAAACCGGAAAATTTAAAGAAGTTGGAAGAAACCATTAATAAAATGGACGAAATGTATGAGAACCAGCTAAAGCCTTATATCTCAATATCACAGCAGGTAGGAGAGGCAGCAAGCTTCTTGGTAGACAGGATGAATGAATTAATAGCAATTTACAATGATGAGGGAGGACCAGTGTAGTATTATGTGCGATGGTATGAATTGTAAAATCAGAGATACTTGTAAAAAATATCAAGAATATCTTGATTACTATATCTTTGACCCATTAAATGGGGAGGATTATCTTTATTACGGTTTTTTAGAACCTGCATATAATGGAACTTTTTGTGATAATTATGTAAAAGCGAACAAATGAAAGCAGAATTATATGATAAAATTAGAACGGCTGAAAAAATAGTGGATCAGACAGATCAAGCTGTTCGTGCATTGAAGGATTTGAAGAGCTTTTTACAGCTTCGTCGTGAAGAGTGCCCCGAAGTCGTAAAATGCCTGAATACTATGGTGGATTTTAGAATAAAAAAAAGAGATGAATATTATAACAATTTATTATTGCTAAACGATGAGGATTAAGTTTAATAAGAAAGATTTTTTAAACGCAATAAAGACAGGTGGTAGTTTCTCTTCCAAAAGAACTCCATTGCCAATTTTGCAATCTGTTAAAGTTCAAATAGTCGATAATACGTGTTGGTTGTTATCTTACAATGACAAGAATGCGATAAAGACCCATTTCAAGTTGGAAGAGTCTTATAAGAATATCGAGTTTTGCATAGACAAGGACGATATTGAGAACTATGTTTCTCTTCTGATGGAGGATTACTTTGATATAGATGTAGATAATGAGAAACTGAATGCTATTGTCTCCACACCAAACAGTACGATGAATTTTCCTTTGCATGATGTAAGAGTATACCCTACATTGGCACAGGAGGTTAATTGCGATACATTTACATTGGATGCTAATTTGCTTGGCTATTGGATTCAAAAAGGTATGCCATTATTGGAATATGATGAATTTCAGCCTAATAACCAGCATATTCATTTGTTTATAAAAGACAATAAGGTTGATGTATTTGCTTTCAATTTTGATAAGATGTACCATGATAGCGCATATATTGACTACGAGGGAGAACTGAAAGTATCTATAGACATGTCGGCTTTTGCGGCTCTGCGTAAGGCGTTATCAAACGAACAAAAGGTCACTATAAAAAATGGAGAAAAGAATATCATTGTAATAGGAGACAATTCAATGTTGCTTATCCGCAAATATGACTTCAAACCATTGGACTTTTATATGTTGCTCAAATATCAGCCATTGTTTGAAGTGGAAATAGACAAAAAAATATTTCATTCTATTGTATCAAGAGCAATATATGTACAAGATGATACCAAGACAGGAACAATGACTCTTAATTTTGATGAAACTGGAATCACATTTGTCTCGGAGAATATGGAGTTAAATAAAAAATTAGAGGAAAGAGTTGAAGTTGTAGGAGGAAAAGAATTTAAGCAGACGTTTATCCTGCAAAAGTTATTGCTAGTCCTAAACTCTATATCTTCTGACAAAGTAGTCCTTCGCCCATGCGGACAGAATGCGCTATTTGAGATAGGTAATACTGAATATACAACTGAAAGTGGATATATATCCCCTTGTAGAGATTAAAGATATTGATTCAGAAAGTGAAATGGAAACTAAAATGTTAATTGCAGCTCTTGTCGCAATGAAAATACACAAAAGGTTGGAGGATTAAAAATAAAACTTTATATTTGTAATCCTATCCCTCACTTGGGATTATTACAATCATGAGTAATTGAGTAAGCCGGAAGCCGCCTATTATTCCGGCTTATTTTTCACCTCGTGTTGTTGCAGGTAAAACATATAACATTATAAATAAATTGGATATGAAAAAGAAATTAGTAAAAGTATCAAATTACGCTCATGCAACAGGATTGTCTGCTGTTCATGTATATCGTCTCATTAAACAAGGTAAGATCAAATCAGAAAATATTGATGGAGTTATATTTGTTGTAAAGGAGGATTAGTTATGGCATTGAGGAATAATCCGTATTTACCTCTATATATACAGGATTTTATGACAGATGAAAAACTAGCAGAATGTAGTCCTCATGCAACAGGGGTATATATTCGTATAATGTGTCTACTTCATAAATGCGAAATATATGGAAAGTTTTTGCTTAACCAAAACTACAAGCAAAGTTCTAACCAAATTTTTAATTTTGCTTGTAACTTTGCTAGACATTTGCCGTATACAACAGAAGAAATTGAAAGAGGCTTAATAGAACTTATTAATAATCATGTGTTGTATATTGAAGGTGATTATCTATGTCAAAAAAGAATGGTAAAAGACGGAGAAATAAGTCTAAAAAGGGTTTTGGCAGGTTCTAAGGGTGGAAATCCCAATCTTAAAAAGAGTAAAGTTTGCTTAACCAAATCTCCAAGCAAAAGCTCAAGCAAAAATGAAGCAAAGCTTCAAGCAAACTCTGATAATGAAATTGATAATGATATTAATATTAATGATAATATAGAGAATAAGAAAGAGGGTTTAAGGGAGGAAGAAAAGGAGAAGAAGAAAAAACTAACTTTTTCAGAAGATGTCGAATATCTGTATTCTCTCTATCCATCAAAATGTCCGAAGAGGAATATGGGGACTGGCAAAAGCTCTAATGACAAGAAGAAAATCGAATCCCTACTAAAGACAATGTCAAAAGAGGAATTGGAGTTTACTATAAAATCCTACGTAGAAGAATGTGTAAGAAATGACGTTTTTTTGAAGAATTTTTCTACGCTGCTCAATAACTTGCCGGATATGGGATATTTGAAAGAACAGCCAATCATTAAAGCTCAAACGAGCAAATATAGATAACGTTGATATAATATTAGGATTAATATGGAAAACGAGATATGGAAAGATGTAGTCGGGTATGAGGGTCTATATCAAGTATCTAATTTGGGAAGAGTAAAATCTCTTCCTAAGTTAAAAAAAACTCCTACTACAACATTTATGACTAAAGAGAAGATAAAAACCCCTCATTTATGTAGAGGATACTTTAGAGTTAATTTAATGGGTAAGCTTCACTTTGTTCATGTATTAGTTGCAGAAGCTTTTATAGGAGAAAGAGGCGGAATGACAGTAAACCATAAGGATGAATGTAAAACAAATAATGAGTTAGCAAATTTGGAATATATGTCATTGTCTGATAATATTAGATATGGCACAGGCATTAAAAGAAGTGCTAAGAGCAGGACGGATAATCCTCTTATATGTACACCAGTTAATCAATATACATTAGATGGCATTTTTGTAAAGAGATATATTTCTATTAAAGAAGCTATTCGTGATAATAAATTTAAAAATGAAAACATTTCGATGTGTTGTTTGCATAAACGCAAACAGTCTAATGGCTATATATGGCGTTATGATGGTGATAATGATATTGAATATAAAAAGAAAAATAGCAAGAATAAAACACCTGTTGTTCAACTTGATAAGAATGGAAATTTTATATCCGAATATGAATCCATTAGTGAAGCTTCTAAAAAAATAGGTATATCATCATCCAAAATATGTATGTGTTGTAAAGGGAAAAGAGAATATACTAAAGGGTATAAATTCAAATACAAGAAGGATTATGAATGAACAAGCTATAAGACAATGGTATGGTATTATGAAAGAACCAAACCAGTTAGTTGAAATACGTATTTTGGATGGGAAAAAAACTTATTCCGGGTATTTTAAAGACGTAGAGTCTATTATATCTGCCATTCGCCCATACGAGCATTGTGGAATTTATGCGGTTCTGAATTCAATAGATGAAGCTTGTTATAGTAGAGCGCAAAGAGATAGGTTAGTACTTAATCCCAAATCAACAACAAATGATAATAATATTATCGGGCGTGATATTATTATGATTGATTTTGATCCTAAAAGAGCATCAGATACTAATTCAAGTGACGAAGAGAAGGAGTATGCCAAGCAGGTTGTGAATAAGGTGTACAAGTTTTTAAGGGACATGGGATTTTCTTCACCCATCATCGCTGACAGTTGTAACGGATGGCACGCATATTATCGTATTGCCATGAAAAATTCAGAAGAGAACACTCAGATGATTAAGGATTTTCTGAATGTTCTTAATATGATGTTTGGAGATGATAAGGTTGATATAGACTGTTCTACATATAATGCCAGTAGAATAGCTAAACTGATAGGGACTTCATCTTCCAAAGGAAGTGACACAGCTGAAAGACCTAGACGGGAAAGTATGTTCATTAGAATTCCTGATGAATTCAAAATAACAGAGAATGAGTATATCCAAAAGGTAGCGGATATGCTTCCTAAACCGGAAATACCTAACAGGGCAAACAATTTCTCGTCTGAAAATTTTGATATTGATGAATTTATTGAAAAGCATCATATCAAAGTTCACTCTAAAAATAAAATTAACGGAGTTACAAAATATGTATTGGAGGAATGTGTTTTTGACTCTAACCATAAGCATCCAGATGCCGCAATATTTGTATTAGACAATGGAGCGATAGGTTATAAATGTTTGCACAATTCATGCCAAAAATATACATTTAGAGATTTTAGGCTATTGTTTGAACCTAACGCATACAATAAGTCGTACAACTCAAATCTGTATAGGGATTTCAGGAATCCTCCAATAAGAGAATTTGTCCCCCTTGTAGAGACAAAAGAAAAAGGAGAGAAATGGATAAAAATGTCGCAAGTTGAGAAGTACAAAATTGATCCTAAAAACTTCATACCTAGTGGCATTGAACAACTGGATAAACTTATAATAGGATTCAAGCGAAAACATGTATCTGTATGGTCTGGTTATCGTGGGTCGGCAAAATCAACATTGCTAAACGAATTAATATTAAACTCTGCTAATAGAGGATATAAAACAGCGTTATGGACAGGTGAACTTGATAATACAGAGGTGAAAACATGGCTTTATTTGCAAGCTGCCGGAAAACAGTTTAACAAACCAAGCCAGTTTAATAATTTCTTTTATACACCTGACAATATATCGAAAAAAATAGACGGTTGGATCGACAAGTATTTCAGCTTGTTCAATAATGAATATGGAGATAATTTTAAGCAGATAGAATACGAGGTAAAGAAACTTAAAGAGAATTCTGATATAGATGTGCTTATATTAGATAACCTAATGTGTCTTGACATAGATGATATAGACGGTGATAAGTATGACAAACAAAAGCAACTTATGAAAAAACTTACTAAGTTAGCTAAAGAGTTAGATATACATATTCATTTAGTCGCACATCCCAATAAATCAGGCACTTTTTTAAGACCTAATAATATTAGTGGCTCAGGGCATATCCCAGATTTAGCTCAAAATGTATTCATTATACATCGTATAGGGCAAGATTTTGCTAATGATTCAAAAGAATTTTTATCACCTATAACAAGAAGTGATATAATAAATTCAGGCTGTACTAATATTATAGAAATATGCAAATGCAGGGAAAAGGGCGCAGCTGTAGACCATTTCATAAAACTTTGGTTTGAAAAGGAAAGTAATAGATTAAAAGATAGTATTGCAGAACATATAGTGTACGGTTGGGAAGATCCTCCTAAGACTGTACCTATTTTTGAAGAAAGTCATGAACACATATATAATGGCTATCAACGAGAATATTCCAACAATGATTTACCATTTGAAGAACCTACAGAGGAATTACCATTTTAAAGAATAATATTATTATGAATGAAAAAGCAAAAAAGTATATCGAGGATAATACTTTAGATTTGAATAAAAATGAGAGGATGGACACAACAGGATATGTATCTTTAGCGGTGTCTATTGGCAAAGCGTATGGAGCATTAGCTATAGTGGAAGATGATCTTATAGCAAAGGTCGCAGATGCATGGAATTATATGTCAGAAATGACTAGATTTGATATACCGACAGATGTTATGATTAAGGCAAAAGATTTATTTATTTCTAAATTGTTAGAAGATGAAAAATAAACGTGATGTTGAAAAAGCTATAAAAATTTTGAATAGTTGAAACTAAGTTATATATTTGCAAACATAAAGGGATAGTGCAGGAGAGCTACTGCATGATAAGGTCTTCTTAACGTCGTTCAGCCTTCCCTTTATTTATATTGAACGACAGTATTTATTGATTTTAAAATAAAAAACTATGAACAGCGTTAAAGTTTTAACAAAAGCGGAAGTATTAACGAAAGAGTTTATTCTTTACGGAACAGTAGAAGAACCATTATTTTTGGCAAAGGATGTGGCTGAATGGATTGAATATGATTTATCATCCATTAATAAATTAGTTCAGAATGTAGATGATGAGGAAAAGGTTCGGAGTATTATTCCGACCCTTGGAGGAGAGCAGGAAATGTGGATGTTGACCGAAGATGGCGTATATGAGGTATTAATGCAATCAAGAAAACCTAAAGCAAAACTATTTAAGAAAGAAGTAAAATCTATTTTAAAAAGTATTCGACTAAATGGTGGTTATATTGCCAATCAGGAACAACTTACTCCTGAACAGATTGTAGCTAATGCCTTAATTGTAGCTCAAAATATTATTAATAATCAGAATAGGCAGATTGAAGAGATGTCAGTTAAGATGTCTGAACTTGAAAAGAAGTCTGATTATCTTGATTTGATTCTTGAAAGCAAGGAGACTGTTACCGTAACCCAAATTGCCCAAGATTATGGAATGAGCGCAAAGGCATTTAACAAAATACTGATGAAATTAGGTATTCAACATAAAGTGAACGGACAATGGATTCTTTATGCCAAGTATCTAGGTGAAGGATATGTACACAGTAAAACTGTATCTATTACCCGAAGTAATGGTATGAAAGATACCGTTATGAATACTGAATGGAAACAGAAAGGACGTATTTTCTTATATAATCTTTTAAAGGATAATGGTTATATTCCATTGATAGAACAATGATAGATTTAAAGCAATTTAAAAATAATGCAATCGCAAAAGGTTTGTGTGACAATTACACAAATCTATGGAATGATAATAAAAGCAAAAAGCAATTATTTGAGCTTGCTTGCGATGTAAACTCTATAAAGTATATGGCTAAGTCTCTTTCCGAAGGATGGGGGCTTAGTCCTGTTTTTATTAGTGACAAATTCAAAGCTTACATAAATGGTAAATATATATGTGAGTATGATAATAAAAAAAGAGGTTGCTATACAAGTACAATGCTTTGTAATTATGACAAAGATGAGTTTTATGTAAACACAACATTGCTTTGTATCTTAGAATCTAAAACAACCTTAGATATTAAACCTAATCATATATGCGAGATATACGTTGCTGGAAATACCTATTTAGACATTAAAGTAGGCGAAAACAGCAAGGTATATCTTTTTGTTTATGGGGGAGAACCATTCATAACAGGTGATATAGATAAAGACAAAGTGATAATTAAAAGATATATAGACGAAAAGGAGGTAACCAATGTCTGATTATAAATGCTATATGCGTAGAGTCGATATTCTCGGTGAGCCGGAAAAAGATTTGGAAGTAGATTTCCCCGGTTTGATTTACAAAGAATTTTCTGGTCTTGATTCTTATGGAAAAATAAAATCTGTATATACCGAAGAATTTGCAGAGACAGATGAACTTCAAGTATATCAGAACTCTACTCCTATTAGAGAAAATACTGATTTGACTTTTACATGCATATTTATAGGGAACGATAGAAGAAAGACATATCACTCATTTGTTGATTTTCTAAGCAAAGGAAAAATACAGTATTGGGACAACATTAGAAAACGTAAAGTCACATTTATTTTAATTGAAGCTATTGAACCGTCAGATGACAAATTGTATGGTGGAACTCCATACATTATGGCTTCTTTCAAATTGAAAAATATCAAAGGTCAAACAGATGCATTAGAAATTTAAAAAAAATAATTATGAGAACATTAGAAGAAGTAAAAAAACATGTTTATGAAATCGGCTACACAAATGAAGCTCAATTAAGAATTGCAGGATTTCTTGTAGGTGTCGGTGTTAAAAGTGAATATGAAATTATAAGATTTAAAAATGGAGTAAATGAGTTTTCAACTTTCCTACATTGGTTCAATGATTCGCCTAGTGATTATTTTCGAAGGAAAGACGTTTTTGAAGATGAGTTTAAAAATGAGAAGCCCAAATTAAAAGCCAAAGCTTATAAAAATGGAGAATGGGAAGAAGTCAATTTTGATGAAATGATAAAGAGTCTAAAGGATTTCAAGCCTGTAATTTGCGAAAAAGTTCTTTCAGATAGTATGCTTGATGTGATAATGAAAGAATTAGGCATTGGAGATAATGATAACTCGAAAAAATCTAATAAATATAAAAAAAGAGAATTGTCTATTTTGGACTCTATGGGATTAGATAAAATAAATCCTTTGGCTCTATCAACCGAAGCATTGAAGGCTGTAAACAAGCTTTTACAGAGAAGGAATGATTTAGCACTAGAAATTGATGAGGCAGTGGATTAAAACATATAGTCCATATATTATAATCGGTATCTGTTTAGTATGGATTGTTACCTCTTTTTTAGCTAATAGGAAACCTCATATTGAAACAGTTCATACAACAGATACCTTTTATATTACTAAATGGGACACATTGACAGTAGAAAAACCGATATATAAATATAAAAAAGTAATAGATACTTTGATTGTTTATGTCAATGACTCAACCAATGTGAATCTTCCTATTGAGGAGAAATATTATTCCGAGACAGGGAAATATGAAGCTTGGATTTCCGGTGTTAATCCAAGTTTGGATAAAATAAATGTATTCAATAAAACAGAATATAAAACCGTAACGAATACTACAACTAACACCGTTTATAAAGATGCTTGGAAAGGATATATCGGAGCTGATTTTACAACATTTGATGGGAATGTAATCCCAAGCGTTAATCTCCTGTTTGTTACTCCTAAAAATATAGCTTTTGGAGGAGGCGTAGGAATTTATAAAAATAGTGCTGTATATAAAATAAATTTCAACTATTTAATATTTAAAAAATAATGAGAACTAAAAGCAGAACAGAAGAATCATTGTTGGAGATGCTAATGTATAGTGGCGTTTCATCTCTTCCTGAACCCAACGATAAAGAACAGGTATGGGCTAGGGCGATTGTTAAGATTTTAAGAAAAAATGGACACATGGACTATGCTCTTGCATATCATGATTTTTTCGCATGGAATGAGGTAAATGTAACAAAAACATTGCCGGGATTAGGTATAGCACATGAACTTGTGGAGATATATCCCTATGAATATTTGAAAGATGAATTTATCCCTGCCGTGGAAAATAAAAAGGATATTATAGATTTCATCTCTTCCAGAACATCTGATGATGAAGAATACCTTAATGGCATGACGAATGATGATCTTAAAAAATATTTCTTCAATGTTTGCATTAAAGAACAAATTAGCAGAAATGAATTTAAGAACAACATGAAAAATTATAAGCGTCAGCCTATAACCTTTGAAGAAGATTTAAAAGAAGAAACAAATAAAGAGGAGGAAAATGAACATGAAGAAATTGGAAATGATGGAGAATCAGAAAGAAGAAGCGGTCAAGAAAACAGACAAACAAATAATAGAGGAAGGAAAAGCAAAGCTGAAAAGTAAGCTTGACGAAAAGATAGCATTACTTAAATCCCAATGTAAGGATGCGCATTTCTTCGACTCTATAATGGACGAAATCATATCTTTAAAAGGACAATATGATGTAGTTCCAACTAGAATCTTTGTACGTGAGGAGGATTTACTCGAAGAGTATGATTATGGGTCATTTAATATTTCAAGATTTACAACAGGAATTCTTTTTCAAATGACTGGTTATTATATGTTTGTAAAACCGATATGTAGAACTCTATATGGACATTTAGATTTTCTTCTTGAATATAAATCTAAATATGATTCTTTAAGAAAAGAGCAGAAAGATATTTACGATACATTCTTTAATGCAACTATGGATATTCTGTTTACTCCTCCACTTTGCTTTATTGATGATCCTTATTATCTTGATATTGCTACATTTATTTGTAAAAGAAGAAACCAATTATTTGAGGAATTAGGAGATACAAAATTACTTCCTGAAACCGAAGAAGATGATAAATTTATGGAAGAGGTTCAAAGAATGGAAAAACTTAAAGATTCAGTAGATAAATATGTCGAAGAGCATGAAGATGGAAGATGATGCAAGACCACATGGGTTAGAAGCTATTCCGATTGAAATAAATAAGGCAATTAGCGCATTAAATACCCAAGAGGGAGGTTCGCATTACAAAAAACTAGCAATAGAACCTGTTGAGTTTATATATGCAAATGATATACCTTTTATGGAGGGTAATTGCATAAAGTATCTATGTCGGCATAAGAACAAGAATGGGGCAGAAGATATAAAGAAAGTTATTCATTATTGTCAACTAATACTTGAATTAGAATATGGCGAAGAAGGCGATTCGTGTCAAAACAAACACGAAGGTTGTACGTGCGCAAAAGGGAAATGCACCGGTAAAGATAAAGAGTAGTTCCGGGAAAGGTGAATTTCTAACAGAAAGAATAGCATTAACTGTACAATCTAAGAAGAAATGAACAAATTTATAGTTAGGTTTACTATATTATTCTGTGCAGCATATTTCTTGTATGTTATGTATTATGCATGGAACGGAATTTCAGTATTCAATGATTCATATAAAGTGCTTCTTGAATATTGTTTGTATGTCCAAGCTAATTCTGATAAGAAATATAATTGTAGATATATGCGTTTCCTTGCTTTATCTCTTTTTATTTCTGAACTTATTAGTGTTCTTGATATGCAATATGATTTCATGCCACAAGGATATTTCTCTTTGGTTGTATTGGCAGCGATATGGACAATCGGAATTATTACAACTATTGTATTGGGTATTCGCCATTTTAGAAAAGTACGTAGAATTAAAAAACAAAAGAAAAACTATGAAGAATTATAAAGATATTAATAAGTTCAAGGCGAGTGTTCTTGATTCAGTTAAAGAGGAATTATCAAAACTTAGTCCTATCAAACGTTGGTTATTTGAAACCTTGTTTGATAAAATATGGGCGATATTTAGTGATGAATGTAGTGAAACAGAGATTTCATCAGCTATTAATTCTCTTGAAAAGGTTAATAGTGAATATGTACGACCAACTGATGTTTTGAATTATGATGAAAGTATGCGTATCCTTAATTTCTCTAACAATAGAGTTGGATTTAAACGTCTCATGGATGCTAAAGGAATTGAGCAAGTTATTTTTAAGAATCGCAAGATTGGTTATCGCAAGTCCGAAATCCTAGCCTTAAAATCAGAGCTAGAAGCGGAACAAAAAGCTAAGAAAGCAAAGGAAAAACCTTATAAGCAAAATAAGGCAGTGAACAAGAAACCAAGACTCTCCAATATGGAGAAGATGTACTAAATAAAAGGGAGCAATTAAGCTCCCTTTATTGTCATCCTAACCATTTTAATTCAAAAGCAAAATCACCATCATTAGCAGTTGCATCATCTGATAGCCATACATCAAATCCATTTGTTACCCATTGTTTAAATGTTGCTTTTATTGGAGAGTTACTTCCTCCATCTATAATAGAAAAACCTATTCCCGTCAACATAACGTATGCATTTGTAGCGCTTATATTAAGACTTCTCCATGAAGTAGGAAAGTTAATTCTATAAACACCTTCTCCTATTCGAGTAGCAGCAGGAAAGGAACTTCCATCAAAAGTTTTTATAGCTTTATAAGTAGGGGTATTTCCACCCCACACAACTCCATAGGCAATTAATGAAGGTAAAAGTCCCCAATGACCTTTTATTTTAGAGTAAGACCCCGATGTATCTATTTTTAATCCTGAAAAATCATTCATAACTCCAAAAAATAGATTTTTAATATTAAGCAATGGATTTGGTTGTTTATTTATTGCATAAAAAAGATTGTTTGTAGAAGAACCTAATACAATACCATTAGCAAATAAACTAGCTAAATAAGAATCAATAACAAATTCCGCATTTAAAGAACTAATTGAAAAACTAGTGACAGATCTATCTTTTAATATAAGGAATCTAAGAGTATGATAACCTTTTTCTATAGTAGTAGTATTTCTTACAACAAAAGATCCTGTTCCCTTAACATCTACATTAAATGATGCTATAACACTGCTATTCTGATAGTTGTTGTAAGAAGAATCTGAAAAATTATCAAGATATAAAGTTCCTGAAATGTTACCCGAAGCTGAACTTTCTGAATATTGTGAATAATTATAATTAAATTCTACGGAAAGATTCATCAATGTACTAGTATAAAATCCTTCTGTAACAGTCATTTCCGCTCTTGTAACTGTTGCTGCAATAGAAAATGGGATATTCTTGATAGTTATAGTTGGAGGAGTACCACCAAAAAAATCGCTTATATCATTTCTATTAGAACCTTCGATAGAAAGGACATTATTATTACTATCATCAAAAACTTTAATATCTTGACTAACAGGGCTTATTACTATTCTTTTCCCATCTTTGTTCCCAATAATATTTTCGCCAGCTTCGGTAACTTCCCAAACATTATTTTTATCTATCTGCAACAAAATAGTCCCTGAAAATTTAGGAGAACCATCTTTAGTCCATGAGAATTTTCCTCTAGCGAAATATCCTGAACCATCAGGATTAATCTCATATACTATATCATTGTTTTCATCAACAGATATTATTTTCCCATTTACGCTGTAAAATCCTCTATCACCGTCAGTACCGGGTAAATTTCCTCCTATACGAACCTTTATAGCATTAGACCAATCTTTAGAATACATATTGGTCATAAGATCTATAGCAGGTTCATCCTCATCTACATGGAGATAAAGGGCAGAATGTCTGTTTTTATATTTATCTTGGTGTGATGCATTCCCAAATTGAACAATTTCATCTCCTGCTTGTGGAGCATTTAATACTTCACCCGTTTCTGCATCTGAATCAAACTCGGTTATAGGAATATTAATATAGTATTGAAAGACACTTCCAACTTGAACCAAGTATTGTCTATTGCCTTTTAAACACTGTACAAAATCATATTCTACAATAGAATTTGATTCATCGTCTATTTCCAAGCGGTAACATTGTTCTTGGGTGATGGTTTCCTCTCCATCATTTTCCCTATATACATCTGCTTCAATTGTCGTTACAGCCTTTATTTTAGCGTGACCTTGACTTATTGTTTGTCCTCCTCTAATGGAAGTTATTTGTGATATGATATGTTCAAAGGTCGTGAATGATTTGCGAACAAGAAGCTCGTCTATTTCAAGTCTCCAAAGATTACTTTTCTTCCACAATTTCCATCCGTACCCATTGAATCCGGAAAGAAAATCTTCAACCATAACGGCTGCACCGTCTTTTAGTTTTTTACCTGTGTCCCTTATGGAACACAGGAATCCTGAAAATTTACCATTTGATAGAATTGCCATATTATTTTCTAGTTTTGATTATAAACTTCATCCATGCATAATAATGACTGTTTTCAAGATAATTATTATCTTTTTCAGCCAATCGAGCTTCTTGTTCAAATGACACCTCACGATATGCAGTATGTTGTTTATTGTCACCCGAAGCAAATAATCCCATAATTCTTCTTATGCAATATTCCAAACCATACCATAAATAGAATACAACCGGAGAAATTGCAAGATACCATGCTGAATAATCAAATATTAGCATTCCAAGCCACATAAATAATCCTCCTGCTACAGTAAGTTCAATCCACTGTCTGGCATGAGTACATTCATGGTTTATCGTTTCTTGTGTCAACTTCTTGTATACAGTCAATACCCAAGCAAATATTGTTATTGTTGAATAACCATCAAATAAAATAGCTTTAGCTACCTTTGAATCATAAAATACTTTCTTCATTATAGTCAAATTTTAATATCGTTGGATAATTCTTTTCATAATCGTAATTGTCAGCCTCATCTATATCAGTTATAGCATTTACGTTAGCGATATGTCTTTGTGTAACGCTATTACAAGTATCTGCATATATCTCAATATCATCAAGCATATTTAAGATAAAATCAACAGGTAATATATACTCTTTCTGATTATACCAAATACTTGACTTCTTTATGTTTCTACTCTTTTTGATTGCAACAGTATTCATTATAGAGGTTCGTAAATCTTTGCTTAACCAAATACTATCTCCATTAAGTAAGAAAATATTTACATATTCAGATTTATCGTACCTTTGAATATTGTATAATGTATGCTCTTTTACCTCTTCCAAAGTAAATATATGCTCTTGAAGGATAGGATAACCTTTGTCATCCTCTACAATCTCTTTACCATAGCTTTGTCCATCAAGTAATGATTGCCAATATTCGTCTGTTATCTCTACCGAACCTTCTATCGGTTCATCGTAAAATCCTTGTTTCCAATATTTCATGATATTTGTTTTTAAATTATTTCCAACGCCCGATCGCAAACCATGTAAAATTCCAACTCGTCCAAACGATAGCAGGAGTTGAATTTATTCCACGAGTGAGAACTCTACAATATGATGTATATTTACCATTAAAGTCATACCCCGGAGCATATATAAAAGATTCACTTGTATTATTTACTGCTCCTGTGAAATAAATGTTATAACTAGTATTATAGAAACTTTGAGGGAAATAAAGATTAATTGCTCCGTTTGTTGCTCCGGCTCTTGTCCCCCACTGCAACATCAGCCCATTACTAAACTTTTGATAACCGTTTTGAGCGAGAATTGAGCCTGAATCCCAATCTAATCCGCTTCCACCACCTCCACCACTACTTCCTATCTCTGCATCCACAAAAGTATTACTAGAATTTAACCTGTAATATTTATCATTTTTCACATATACCAGCATTCCCTCTTTCCTTCTATCAGCAGGAATAGCGTTCATTTCAGCAACCGTATTTACAGTTCTGTAACCTCCCCTACCGTATTCTTCATCGTGAGTAGCATAATTGTCCGATGTGGTATAGGGAACAATCTTTGATGCAACATTTGTACCTTTAATATCTGCCATAAATACGTATTATTTGGAGAGAGAGTAAAATTACCCCCCCCCCATTTGTAAATATTATTTAAATTGGATAGAAAGAATACCTGTTTGGATATTTGTTAGTCTCATAATTTGATATGTAGTACTTCCTCCTGATGCATTGGTTACAGTAGCACTTGTAGTAACGACATCTGTATTTTTTAGTCCTCCTACCCAAAATTCGGGAGTTCCTAATGAAGATGGTATTACATAATAGACATACTTTCCGCCTGTACAGTCAAAAGTAGTTGCGCCCATAGTCCTGCTGTCAGCCCAAGTGCTTCCTCCCAATGCAAGGATATCTGAATTTGTCAGGGTGGATTTTGAAGAAGTACCCCAATACTTCTTGTATTTGAATCTATAATATATTTCTGCCGTTTTTGAACGACCTTCATATTGAGCGGCAACAGATATTCTAGTCTCGGCAGTTATAGGAGAGCTAGGAGTCCAGCTTTTTTTGTTGGGACTTAATTTTCCCGGATGATTACCTCCTGCAATAACTTTGATTGTAGCGTTAGGAGTGACATCTTGACCTCCCTTTACTGCTGTGATATTTACAGGAACAGATGTTGAAGAACCCACCTCAAATGTACCTGCTCCACCCAATGTAAGGGTTAACGGGAATGTCGCCTTTTCTAGTTCTTGTAAGAGATTAAACATATCTGCTGTCATAACACCTGCTTTTGTAGTTGTAGCGGCAGGTATATCATATCCATCGCCAGTATTAACCTCTCCAATCAAATATACTATATCATTTTGTAATCTAACAAAATTGGCTTCCGGTTGAACAACCAAATTCTTTAATATGCTTATGTTCTCTAATGAATTAAACAACGACATATTATGGAAAAAATCACGTGCAGATTGTGTTCCTGTTAGATTAGTACCACTACCAAAATTTGTATAAAGCGTGTTACCATAGTCACCTCGGAAAGCGGTAGAAGAAGTTGTACCTAAAGCCAAAGCGTTTCCGCTACCGATATTAACCATATCCGTACCAGTCCAATAATACGATTTGTTTGCATTTTGGTCAATATAAATCATATCATTACCAATAGGGTCAGATACAGAACCGCTTGTAGCACTTGTTGCAGTAAATATCTTCTTAGTAGTAGTATTATACCATTTCTGCCCGATAGTCATTCCAGAACTAGGGTTAGTTGTAACAAATGCTACTAACTTGTCAACGTTATCATATCCTGCCGGAAGCTGTGACGCTGAAATCTTACCGCTAGCATCAAGACCCGCTACGCCATTAGCCTGATTCTTATTGCCTATACCGTTCTTCCATGTTTCAAGAGTAGTAACCCTTCCTGAAACAGCATTTATACTTCCATCTATCGCAGTTCTTTGTGACTTAACATAAGTTACTACAGCACCCACAGACGGGACTGCATCATGCGCTGTCTCTGTTCCATCAATACCAGTATCTATCTTTGATTTTGGGATAGCCGCATTTGCTGTAGTTCTTATATGAGATATTGTACTCTCAATGGCTTTTGATGAAGCCGGATTGTCACTTGTTGCGTTCCAAACTGTATCAACAGTAATAATAGGAATGTTATGAGTATATTCTGAAAGGAGTGCCATCTTATTTTCTATAGTATGCACCCTAGTTGTTATCGCCTTATTTTGTACTGGATTAGTACTGGTTTCATTAAGAGCTGTATCTATTACAATATTCCCTTTAGGTAACCATTCAACCCAAGCATTATTTTTCCACTCATAGTTCAAACCATTCGCTGTCACACGAACAATCATACCCTCCGTTTTTCGCTCAACCGGAATTGCGTCACGATCCTCGATTGTCGATACACTTCTAAAACCACCTTTCCCATACTCCGCATCATGTGTTGCGTATTTATCAGCATCGGTGAATGGAACTACTATCGCAGCGACCTGCGTTCCTTTTAATTCTGCCATTTTTCTTATTATTTAAATTCAACTTCTAGAATCCCAGTTTGAATGTTATTTAGACGCATTACTTTGTATGTTTCAGTTACGTTTTTACCATTTGTTATTTCCATATCATAGACAATAACATCGGTATTCTTGAAACCGTTTATCCAAAAACTAACGCCTTCTCCATAAATATCAAACGGTATAATGTAATAAATATATTTCCCACCTGTACAATCAAAAGTCGTTTTCCCCATAGTACGACTAGCCCATCCGTTATTCATTAACATCACATCACCATTGGTCAATTCAGTTACAGAAGATGCGCCCCAATACTTTTTCAAAGAAAAAATATAGTTTGCTGTTTTTTCAATAGATTGGCTTCCGTAAGTACAAATCACTTTATAATTTTTATCTGTAGTAATTGTAGTAGGAGACGAATATTTGGATTTCTCCTCATTAACTCCTTCCGTGCTCCCATTTACGGTTGCAGTTGTTGGCACAACTTCTTCATCTTTATATAAAATAGACCAAAAAATATACGGAGTAACAACTGATCCCTTTTCAAAAGTTCCTCCGCCAACAAAAGTATCGAACGAAATTTTAAACACCTCGTCCATTAATTCATTTATATTCATAGTTACAACTTTATTTTGTACTGCATTTGTTGAATTTAAATCCAAGTGGTCGTCTATTGTTATGCTACCACCGCCACCTGTCGGTATGTTAACTGTAATTGGTGCAGAACCATCATATATAGCTTGTATTGCACCTGTAAAAGTAAGAGCATTAGGATTAGGAAGTTTTGTCGGTGTGTCGGGAACTTTAATCCACTCTTTGTTTTTACGACCATATAAGATGTCATTGCTTGGAGCATCAGTTATGCCTTCTGTCATACTCTTTCTTTCCTGCGTCCATTCCGTAGAACCAACTTTTTTTACAAGTACAACATCTTCTGTAGCAATTTCATCTACAATAGGATTTACATTATATAAACTACCAAGAGTTTGAGGAGTTTCTACAGCTTTGATAATCCCGGAATCTTCCTGTATAAAATCTCCGTTACCCTCTTGAATGTTATCTATACCACCTTCATATAGGAAATCGGTAGTTCCTTCTTCATTATTCCCAGTAACATAAATCCCGTCTTTAAATATTATATGTCCGTTAGCTGAATCATCAACATCTTTTCTAATAAAGTATTTCAGTCCCATCTTTAAAAAGTCGATAGAACCGATAGACGACATAATGTCCTGTTTTACAGCATCAATAGATTTTTGGACATTACCTTTACGTATCGTTATGGTATCGGATAATTCTACCGTAATTTCAGGAAGAGGGTCTGTCTCATTTACCTTATAAGTGTATTGACTGATGTACAATTCATGCAGCTTGTTGTTATACTCTATCTGCAATCGTGCATTAGCATCAATCTGTGAAAGCATTTCAGGATATTCAGCAAAGAATATACGCTTAAAGTTAATAGAGAAGTTGAATTTTTCACTATTATTGGCAGCCATATACTTAATGATAGCTTCTTTAAGTTCATTCTCTGCATTAAGAATATATTGTTTAGGCAAATCAATATGTAACAGAACAAACGAATCTCCTGATTTAGGCTTATAGTTGCGGTTGTTAGATGGCATTACAACTCCGAATGTATCGTCATCTTTGCTTACCCTAATCCATACCTCATTTGTTGTTGTATCTTGTTGTTGAGGCTGAATATTTGCCTCTTTCCATTTATCATCCTCACTACCTGTTACAATATTGCCACTAGAATCCACTTGTACAGGATTCTTGAATATTGTGATATTATTGTCTTTATCTTCTACTTCTAATACGGATATGACAAAATTACAAGCAGCACAATTACCACTCGTCATTGAAATGGTCATATCACTACCTACGATAGCTTGGTCAAAGAGATTAAAGCCATAATCCCCATCAAATTTTCTTAGCTTTATGTAGAAATATTTATGTTCGTATTCATTTGTGTTAGGGTCTATTTCATCGTTATCATCATCATCAAAAGCTACATCTAATATTTCTCCTATTTTATATCCTGCTGCATTTTCAATACCTTTAATAGTTGGCTTGATATAGTCAAAGGAAACAATCATTTCCTTAGGATTACCTTCCGTATAAGGGTTCTCGAAGTCGTAGTAGCTTCCTGTATCAGGATTTATATAGGTTTGGTTTTTTGCGTCATAGAATCGTTCTGCACCAAACGTCTCTCTGTATATAGATGGCAATAGATTAGGAGAAGTAATCATATAATCCTTCTCAATCTTAATTTGCTTGAATTTATCTCCTACAGTTGGTTGTTTAGTGATAGATATACCTATTCTGTCCAATGGTATAACTTCTCCTCTATGATTCCAATTTTTGCCAAAATATCTCCAATGAGTATCATAAAAAGTAAAATATACATTTGTGTAATCAATGTATTCTTTTCTTCTATAATGGAATTGGAAAGTCAATAGATATTCTTTAACTTCAAGCTCACCTAAATCTAATTCATACGTTCCTCTATAAGAAAAGGGGACGTCCGCACCACCATATTCTTGAAAATTAATAATAACATCTGTTGGGCGCCAAGTATATGGTTTTTCCGCATCTGGATTTTTATGTTCTCTAGTTTGTAAACAACTATAAGAAAACCAATATTTACCTGCTTTCTTGACGCTTAAACGTAAATACATATATCCATCCCAATAACGCTCACCTGCACTATCTGTTTTTGTAACAGAAAGATATACTCTATTTTTTTCAGTATATGGATTAATGTAGCCTTGATCCATGAAAAGACCAAAGCTAAAAGCATTGTAAGCTAAAGCTGCTGCATCGGTATAATCGACTTCGTTATATGAAATTTCTTCATTGATAGAAACGTTCTTTTTAAACTTATCTTCATTAACAATGGTAATATCTTCCTGTTTAATAGAAACGTTATTTGGGTCAGCTTCTACTCCAACTTCCGTCTTTCTTGTATCATTTGGATAGTAATAAGGAATATTTTCAGTACTACCGATACCTGTACAGCGATTAACTATTTTATAGTTGGCGTTTGTTTTTGTTATTGTCAGTAGTTCCCTATCATAACCGTATTTAAATGTATGAGTAATAGCATTATTAGTAAATCCGATATGGATTACCTTACCGACAAAATAATAAGGTAGTTCATAAACATTAAATACTTCTTGTAGAACTTCACTAAAATACTTGTCCTCAAACGACATTAGTTTAGCTTCGGAGGATATACCTTCGTCAATTACAACAGAATAACCTACTCCACTGTATTGTAAAGAGTAATTCAATCTTGTTGCAAACTCTGCAATATCTCCAAAGAAGGTGAACTTTGTACTATTGCTGACAAATTGGTCTACATCACCTGCATCAGGAGATACTACATCAAAGAAATAAGTATTATCTAGTTTAGTTCTATCGGATTTAAATACAAGCTCATGTTTATATCTTAAATCTGTATTTGACTTAGATGAAGTAGGTGTATCTAAAATCCAATATCTTTCTCCCCTAAATTCCACAAATTCCCTCTGTGTCCATTCATCATCCAAGCACTTAGGATACATGAGACTGCTACTTATATTTACGCTACCCATTCTTCCCTCGGTGAATGTATAACTACTAAGGGCAGCTTGCGTCCCATCTTTAGGGAAAGATATAACGCTTAATTCCTCATCATCAGTATATATAAGTAACTTTTCTACCATTATATTTGCTATTTTAAAATAAAGCCGTATATTTGTATGTGTTTATTATATGGCTTTGGATAAGGACATTTTTTCCCACTACGTTTATCGACATTTGCGTAGTGGGGTTCTTTATTCTTTATTATTTTCTTTCATGGATTGGTGCAACGCTTCTACCTTTTTAGTTATTAGCTCTTCGGCTCGGTCTACGAAATCAGATACGGGACACACTGCATCTTTTGGTAAATGGGAACATTTAACCCATTGTTGAATAGCTTTCTGTAATACAGAATTGGTTATTTCTATTTCACCTAATCTTCGTTCCAATTTTTGCCTTTCTTGTGCAGCCTCTAGCTTGTCCTCTTCTCTCTCTTTCTTTATAGTTTCTATTATTTCACGAAGAGTTTTTACCTCGTAGGATATTTTTTCAGGACGTGCTTTATAGAAAGCTATCAATACTGTCAATATTCCCCCACTTCCCCCTATAGCTAATGCTAATTGTATAATATTTGACCAATCCATTATTTCTATATTTCTTTGTTAATCTTTATACAAAGATAATAATATTTTTTATAACACGGTATTTTTTGTACTCTTTCTTGTTTTAGAAGAAGTGGTTTTCACCGTTGGAGATTCAAGAATAGATTCGCCTAAAACAGAATTATCTTGACTAGTCCATTCGCTACTTTGCAATAAAGTATTTAGGGCATCTCCTTCATAAGTAGGATATGGATATATTGGTTCAACAGGAGTATCTTCTCCTAGTTCAGGAAGAGTTACAGCAAGAGGAAAAAGTAATTCGTAATTTGCGACTTTCATTAATACAGATTCCCCATCTGTGCTTACTCTAGGTACTAAATGCAACTCATTTAACGTCTCTTGTGGAACTTCGTCTAAAACGGATTTTGGTAATACAATATATTTCATCTTATTTTATAATTAAGTAAATAATTAAACAAACAATATCAATCAGTATAGGATATGTCATACCTGCAAGAATATCTAGCCAATCAAACAAAGAGCCATGTTCCTTGTCTTTATATTCAGCTGACATCATAGAAGCTACTGTAGCTCCTGTAGCGATAACAGCATTAGGAATAATGTCTATACCTAATGCAAATCCTACTACAAAGAAAGTTGTATAAATGATAGCACCCACGTATGAGTGCTTATCTCTATTACTTTCTTTATACCAAGCTTTTATTTTTTCAATTAACTTTTTCATTTTATTGTATAAATATTGGGTTATTTAAATCAATTATCTCGTTCAAATTCGCTGTGGGGAATGTAATGTATTTCATAATCAAATCTAAACAGATATTGTATATTATAAAATTTATCTGGAAGTTTACAACGTGCGTAAGAATTGCTCAATAAATGTGCTTTCGTACTCATAAGCTTCATAGTTAGGATGCTGGTTCGTTGAGCTTATCCTTTGAGCATTTAATCTTGCGTTCTTTGCCGCATCGCATATTGTCGGATTTGTGCTGCGCAACATCATAGGAGTACGCTCGTCACCATTTAGGTCAATATATGGAATACCCCATTTATTTGCAATTTCTATCTCTGCTTGACGATACTCGTCAAGTCCCAAGCCATTAGAAACAATTATGCCAATATGAGCAAATGGGCGATTTATGATTAACCAATTAAGCACTGTGTTCCATGCACCATAAAATGATGTTATCTCTGTGCTATCAATAGTTCCCTTATCTGCTATTACATTTACACCGTAACTCTCGTCATCATCCCCGATACCAATAAGATGCGTGTCATTTATTCCAAGATAAATGGTGATATAGTCTACGTCTTCGGCAATTTGCTTGTACAAAGCGAGCGGCCGGTCTTCTCCTTCGTAGGTCAGATAGTTACGACTTGCATTATAAGACCAATCTAATTCTGCATTTTTTTTGCGAGGAGTGCAGATAGTGCGCCCACTCTCAAATAAACGCTGGATGTCCATTTCGTTACGTCGCCCAATAATATACGGATAACTCTTATTCTCTCCCTTATATATACCATCTTCAAAAAAACCAACTCCTCCACCAACAGTAAACGAATCACCAATAACAGCCCATTTTTTACCTCTTAAAATATTATCAGAAAATGAGAGTTTTTGTGACGTGATACTATTGTCTTTTATGCAGACTTCTTTTAATAAGGCACTTTTTTTGTTTATGTGAAAAGTACAGTTTTTGTCGTCAGTATTTCTGTAATTAAATCCAATATGAGAAACGCCTTCTGGTATCTCAATTTCATAGTTTGACAACTTGTCAGCTACTTCTGCTATCACATCTCTTGACCAAACACCATCTACGAAAAAGTTTACAATTACCTTGTCATGGGAAAAAGCCTGTATATTTTCAAATTTTGCTGTTATTGCGCCAGAAGGAATCTCTACTTTTGAATGAAGCAAAGAAGAAGAACTAGAATTGGATACATGTCCATTTGCTGTATAATAACCACCCTCCGTCACCAAAACTGGAGACTCATAATAATCTAAATAGCCTTCGTCAAATGTCTCGTTAAAGTTTCCATCAATCGCAGTAGCTAAAGTACCCCACGACTGTTCACTGTCTTTTGCTATGTCAAATATCTTTTCCATAATATCATTCGTTTTTAATTAATATTTCATTTGAAATTAAAGTTGAGTTGCTTAGTTGGGTGAGGATTCGCCAAACATTTCCTTGTATTCCTACATACTCGTTCAGCTCTAAAATCTTGTCGTCTGTTGAGATTTCATCGAAGAGCATGAAGTCGTAGAGAGACATTTTAGCAAAATTAGATGTTTTACCAGTATTACAACCAATTACTGGTACTATTACACCTCCTAAAGAAGAATTAACAATTGTAATATTATGAGTTATATCTTTTAATGTATAAGTTTCAATATAGTTATTTTCTATTCCATCTATATAAGTCTTACCATTTGGATTTCTTGCTTGATATGCTATTCTAGAATTAACTGCATCATCTTCTAAAGTTGTAAGTACAGCAAAACTTCCAGATGCTCTTTGATCATATAATAGTATTGGATCTTTTTGCCAATTTACTTTCATCAACATTTGTTTGCCACCAACCGTAGTAGGAATAGTAACAAAGTCATCTACACCATCAAATTGGTATGAACCATCTTCATTAACCCCACTACCTTCTGCATAAGCCGAGTTATGAATAACTCCATGATTACCGTGACCGGATATATCGGGAATGTAGCCGAGTAGCTTATATGAACTATTAGGTATTCTTAATCTGCTAGGAGATAGGATACATTTCGGTTCATTGTTGTCAAGTAAGTATTCGGTATCACAGGTAAATACCATAGATTTTTCTACAACATGAGTTGGAGTAATTAAATTATTACCATTTAATTTCGGATTACGAACTATATACAATCCGTCAATAAGATTGTTTTCATAGAAACTTCCGATTCTAGTAATAGTAGAGCCTACTCTAAACTTACCTCCCCAAGATACTTCGTTACCATTTTCATCCTTGAATCTCAATAGAACTGGATATGGCTGAACAATGTCCTCAAACCTGATGTACTCGTCAATAGTGATGTTTATCTTTTGAGGAGACTTGGAAGTTAGATTGAAATCATATTGATATATGTTATTATTAGCATCATGATATTTAAAAGTAGCTGGAATTCCATTAACAGTAATAGATTTTATTTCATTAACAGGACTACTACTTAAACGTATGTGCATACCAATAGAAGAACCAACCGTAAGATAAGTCCCATTTTCTACTTTCTCATTTTTATAATAAAATACGATACTGTCATACGAAGCATTACTCTTAATAACAGGTCTAAACTCCACCATATCCGGATAAAGCGTACCTAGCTTGTGCTTCTTCAACTGGCGCTCGATCAAGAACTCGGACATACTATAAGGGAAGGACATGAGAGAGTAGATAGCAGCTGCAATAAAACGAGAATCACTATCTCTATATGTACCAAGCCATAATTTATCACTATCAACAAATGTTGAATTTATATTTATATCTTGACCATCATTTATATATTTAGATTGATAAAATATTTTTCTTATTGTATCATCTGCATTGATTATATTTCTACGTCCAAAAGAATAAGAAACTTTATTTCCATCAATAGATATAGTATTAAACATAAAAGCTCCTAAAGCTGTTGATTCAGCTTTAGATAATATAGGACTATCGCTATCAACTCCAATATTTACTTTAAGTCTTTCATAATCAGCAACAACAGTATAATCCTTATAAATCGGCATCCCTGTCACCTTACCAAAGTCATTGATACCGTCAAGGAGGAGAGCACCTGCGTGGGAAGGGATTTGTGTGATGGTTATATCACAGTCTCCAATATATCCTCGTATAGAAAATCTAAAATTGGTATTGTGAGAATCACCTTGATATGCAGCCGAAGCAGGTAAATCATAAATACCATCGGTAGAATACTGTTTAGTTGTGCTATTACCGGATTCATCTAAATACGTAAACTCTAATATAGCTCCAATTTCATCTAATCCGATCACTTGTATTTTTGTGGAATTAATGGCTGCTAAAGTTTGTCCCCAATTATAGAAAATATTTCCAGCATCATCTTTTATAATCTTGCTAATTGAGCATGATTTATAGGTAGCTGTAAATACTGATGTTGTATTATTATAATTTAATGATGCGAAATCAACCTCATACTTTCCTATACCTGAATCCCCCTTCCAAGCAATATTGTTCAACTGTATATCCCTACCGTTACCGGAAAAGTCAATCAGCTTGTCGCCAAACTCTGCGTGGTTCTCGTTGGTGATTCCCTGCTTGATAGTATTACACAGTATATCAGGGTTAAGCGTTCTATCCAAGTTGAAGTAGGCTATTACTTGGTTGATTTGGTCGGTAGTCAGTACCTTGTTGGCGATGATTGTCCAGTACCAAGCTACTTGACTAGTTTCAACTATGCTGTCATTACTAATACATCCAACTACACTAAATTTTGAGGACAAATTAGTATTACTAGAGGCAGAGGCAGTATAATCTGCTTTATCTCCTAATATATTATTTATTACATTAATAGTAGAACCTTGAATATTGTCTTTATACCATCCGTATATTCCAGTCTTATCTGTTAGACTAATTACATTTCTACCTACAACACTTCCAGAAGTTCTAATATTATTTGTAGTAATAAAGTTACTAGGTTTATCTATCTGATGAATCATACTAACAACAGTAACCTCATCAGTAATACCCATCTCCTGTACGGTTTTGGTGGAAGTAATCAGGTCTTCAACTCCATCGGTGAAGAATGCACCTTCGAAAGAGGGGATTTGAGTGATAGTTAGTCCAACCCAATCTTTGGCAGGAGCAGAGGCAGTACTTATAAAGAAATCTACATCACTACCTGCAACTGTTGCAGGCAGAGTATAAATACCATCTTCTCTTATAAACAAGGATGAAAATTTAGTATCTTCTTTTGTTATCCTATATCTATAAGACATCCACCCACCATTAGGTATGTTACTTATCTTTACTTTAAAGCTATCTTTAGCTAATCTATTCCATAAGAAATAACCAGCATTTGTTATAGCCTTCTCATCAGTAAGAACATACTTACTATCAGTAATAATAGAAGTTCCAGCAACTTTAGACCAAGTAGTAAAATCCTCTTTATACTCACCAAACCCACTATTGAGCTTGAAAGCTGCATTACTTATGATGAACGGATTACTAGCATCAACCAGATTCTTAACTATAGAACGGTCAGCATCATCATTGGATTTACCATAAGCAGAAGCAACAACACGTAATGAATCTAATACGTCTTTTTCAATGTAGGGCTTACTAGTAGCCCTACAGTATTGATTTGGTATACCAAAATCAATACCAATGCCTATACCTTTAGCCCCACCAATCATTGTATATAACCTATAAATATTCTATAATTTGAAAGCATATCATCTGTAACAACAATGTTGTTTAATGCAATAGGATTCCAAACGCAAGTTAACAGAGGCAAAGCTAAATTTTCTTTCTTACTCTGATATGTAGGTAGACCATCTACAATAATCACATTGCTAGCATCCTCTGATTTCGGATATAAGAAAACATAGTAAGGTTTTATATCAATAAATGTTTTTACCTTTTCTAATTCTATAATGTTGTTTATGATATTCGTGTACATAGTTATTCCTCCTTTTTATTATTGTTATTATTACCTTGTTCTGAATATTTTTGAGATATTATCAATGCCTGTTCCTGTTGGTATAGTTGCTCATCTATTTTATTTTGCTTTTCTTTTTCAAGTCTAGCTTTCTCATCCGGTTTTGCATCAGGGTTCATTTCACTGGCAGTTTCAACAGAAAGAAATCCTGATGTAACTCCTGTTTGTAATCTTGTTACAATATCAGTTTCAGATTGAGGTCTATATACTTTGAATTTAGCGTTAATATGTAAGTTGTCGAAATCCGTAATAGCACTGGGTTGAATTTGTGAGACTACAAGTTCTTTTGCTAATCCTTGTTTGAATAGACGAACCATTTTATCCGCAACATTTTGCCATTCTATTACACCTTTTGATGCATTCTCAATATCCATTGATTGAGTAAGCATTATAGCAACACCTGATATATCTCCTGTTGTCTTTACATCTTTAGGGAGCAAGAACGTTGTACTGGAATTTTTCTGTATAGTTTCCTCCATTAACTGCAAAGTATCTATCGTTCCCTGTGGTGATGGTGGAGTTAAAAATTTAGCATCATCCGTATTTGCTTCTTGACTATATGATGTGTTTTTACTGTTTAAGATAACTGAACCTGCTATCTTCTTTCCATTGTTTTCAAAATCTCCTTTTATATATAATATTCCCCATCCATGTCTCTTTTGAATTACAAGGAAGATATTGTATAATATTTCATAAGCCTCAATAACACTTTGAGCATTTTCCCATGCGACCTTTCCTCTTTTAGTTATTAAAGGGATTTCTGTAAAACCATGAGCCTTTGGTGCTAGACGTCTCCATCCATTATCATCTACGTTAGTATTATCTCTTATCATGCGATAAAAATAAGTATCATCGTATGAATCAATATATTCTACATCATCAATCTTATAGTAAACGCTTTCTAATATACGGTCGCCATTATCATCGTCATGCGGACATAAGACATAGCCATCCATATAGGATAATATACGGGATTTTATTCTATTGTTTTTATCAAAATAATATAAAAGTCCTACATCACCAACTGATTTTTGAACGTCAACCATTTTGGTTTTCATTCCGTCTTGGTTTCTTAAATCCCAATACTGTTTAAAGGTAACAAAGTCAGCTCTTTGTTTTTCATCAGGATTGGCATCCATAAGAGTAAAAGACATTGGAAGTCCGCATAAATGTTGTACCTGCTTGTCTTTAATATTTTGTTGGAAAGAAACCGCCATTTTCTTATATTGAACCTCAACAAAGCCACCATTATCAAGTTTCATCGTAATAGAAGGTATGTTCTGATCGTATAAAACCTTATGGTTTTCAGGCTCTAATTCCATCAAATACTCATCTTGCGTAATAACACGTTTTTTTAATTGAGGAAGAGTAACCGAAATCATATCTGTAAATCCGGCTCTTTTCAAATAATTATTCAGTGTATTGTTACATACACACGATGTATCATAACCTCGAAAAAAAGGTTTCTTTTGTAGTATCTTTTCAGGGTTATTCAATAATTCTTGTACTTGTTCTGAAATTTCACTCATTGTCTTTTTCTACTAGGTTATATTTTTTCATTAAATCTTCTTTTGTGGGAATATATAACTCATGTGAACAGTATTCACATACAGCGTTATACTTTTGTTCTACAATGATATATTGTTGCCCCCCCTCTTCTGATACCTTAAACTTATCATTAAGTTTACTGCGGATTTCAATTTCTGCTTTAACACCATCTTTAGCAGACATATCACCACTTTTAACAAGATCGTTAACCTTTTGGAGCATTGCTATCAATTTAGCTTTATTCTCCTCAAAAGTAATATCTTGGATCAATTCATCATTGTTAATTTCATTCTTCTTGATTTGCTTAACTTTCTCTTCTTTTTTAAAGTTACTAGAAATATACATTTTCAAGAAATCAATTTTTTTGCTTGCATCATACTTTTTAATACTATCTTCGTCAGCATCCTTATCGAAAATAGATTTATAAGCTACAACAGAGCTGCAATATTCAAAGAATAAGATAACATACGATATGTCTCTTACCGTCACTTCATGCTTCATCTTAGAAGCATCCTTAATTGTTTTTTCTATATCTTTAACTGTCATTACGCCCAAAAACTATCGTTATAAATTTCAAGATTTGTCTCTCCGGTTTTTCTATCGTTTCTTTTGATAGAAGTTTTTTCTAGCTCATCTCCCATTTGATATTGGAGAACGGGTAAAAATCTCATAGCTATTGGGTCTAATACGTCCATTGAACGTCCTCGACCAAGCATTTGATTCATCTCTTTTTTACTTGCTAATCGTTTTCTTCCTGTCCCTTGTTCATTAAAACGTACTACTGAACACTCTTCAACAAATTCATCAAAAACAGTAATTTCGTCTTTCATTTTTTCATGGGTGTACATCTTGGAAGCAACCTTATCGCTAAAAGATATTCCTTTTTCATTCACATGATAAACAACTCTGTCATAACATTCATCTTTTAATGTACAAAAAGCTCTGAAATATACGCCTCTCGTTTTACTGTATGATATAAATGGTATAGCATCTGGTATATAATCGTTGATATAAGCACCATTATTACCATCAAATATAATATGAGTATCTGGGATATTATATCTATCAGCTAAAATTTGTAATGTATTCGCATTTTGTTGTGGAGTTGAATGTCCCAATACTACGATATCTATAATGTGAAATCCATCCCATACCAATGCAACGAAATTATCTTTACCTGTATCAGCTAAGTCGGCAGTAATCCATCTATCGCCATTAATTTGTGGATCTGCCAATTCTATTTCGCGAGCTTTATAAGAAGGGATAGGAGCTTCGGAATCATCTTCCATGTCAACATTCCAATTACCTTCAATTAACATGTGGCTCATCTTCCCACCAGTGGAAGCTACACTACCAATATATCCCGGATTGTTCTTTAATAAAGCAGTATTTTCCGCTAGATTACCTTTAATAAATACGAATGACTTAATAAGCTCGTTATAGTCAAAATTGCCTTTTAGACTAGATAATTTTCTATCTATATCTATTTTAGCTTGTTTATATACTTCTTCTTTCGTATTTCCCCAAATAACATCATCAATAGTGTCTCCATTGATATAGAAATATCTTACTACGCCATCTCTTTCAGGAATAATGTAGCCATCCATACCGATATACCAACTTAGCCATTTTCTTACCCAATGATTTTTTTTAGGATTTAAGGTAGCTCTAATTTTTCCTGACCATTTTGCAGAGCCTCTACAGCGAGACATTATATATTTAAACGTCTCAAATTTATATCCTGTTAATTCTTCCCAGAAAAACGCATCTGCTTGAACACCCTTCCAAGTCTCTACGATTAATTTATAATCTTCATTCGCTAAATGTCTAGCTTCTACATACGCTTTGCTTGGGAACGTGATTCGAGGGGAATCAGACATTTTTGTATCTATAATATCCCCATAAGCTTCGCGAAAGCCATCTACAATACCACCTGCCGTTTTTAAGTCTCCTAAATTTTTTCTAAGAAAAATGGCTTTGAAATTGGGGTCTAAGACAGCCTCCGCCACAGAAAGAATTGAGCCAAAGGTTTTTCCTCCTCCAAGCGTTCCGCCAAAGAAAGCAACATCAACATTTGAACGTACAAATTTGGTTTGTCCGCCTTCTTGTGGTGTCACCACCTTAACCCCTTGTCCTTTTAATTCCTCTGCTAAACTCATTTTAATCTGTTATTTCAACTTCGTAATTCATCAATGCATTATAAGCTATATCTGATAGCTTATCTTTATATTTATTTGCCACCTCTTTTATAAAAGATTCCTTCTCTCGTTTGTATGCTAAAAAGGCTTCTTCTTCTGTGGGGAAAACACCAAGATAACATGTTTTACCCCATTTCAATAGCGTTGCTGTATAATTTGTTCCATTATGTGAAACCCCTATATAAAAGTCACCTCTTTTGTTTTTATTTGTAATAAAAATAGTATTTATTTCTTTAGGTACGAAGCAACAAGTTTTAGGTGAATATTCACGGTTGTTGTGAACCCGAATATCTTTGTCAAGAGAATATCCTTCTTGGTAGTTTTCATCAAACCATTGTTTGAAATTAGAGAAAGATAACCATTCATCACATACTGTACAGTCTTGATATGTAGTCTTATATTCTAAAGATTTAGAATCATAACATCTGCGTATCATTCCATACCATATATCATAACTTTTTAATAAATTTCCATTATCATCAACACAACGACCTTTATAATCATTTCTAGCAACTCCATAAATTAATGTATTTCTATCTAATATACGTTTGCTTTTTGAACATTGAGGGCAACCATGTCCATTTAACAAATTGTTGGGAGTTTGAAAGAAAAGACCATGTTCTGGACAGATTACACATACTTTTACATTCGATTTTATATAATCCACTTTGGAAAAATCGTAATGTGGATATATTAATGATGCCTTTTCAATAAATAATTCTGTATCACTTGCTACATTGCTACATTTAGGGCATCCACACTTTGTTGACACATGAGTTCTTGGTAGTTGCCAGAATGATCCATGTTCATAACATACTATTTCCACCTTTGTATTATTGTTTACATATACAACTTTGGAGTAATCATATTTATTCCCATGAACCATAATTGCTTCTTTAATAAATTCTTCTTTGGTCTTTTTTCTAGGCATAATATTATTTTTTTTGTTGGCATGGTTAATATTCAAATAATGGGAAGTGTCATGCCTAAACCACTTATCGCAGGTTAATTACTCCTGCTATCCCATTATTCAATGCAAATATATACATTTATCTGCAAAAATACTATTCTAAATCTTCTGCTTTTTTAATATTAGAAAAACTTAGTACACCGGTGTACTAAATAGTTCCCTTATTTCATGGGATAACTTAGTTTATTCCTTTATTTTGTGTGCAAATTATTAACATAACTTAGAGGAATTATGAAGTTTACAAAAGAACAAGCCGTTGAACAACTCAAAAGCTTACTGACAGAAGGTGGGAAAACCCTGCATTTGTCAGACAGAACAATTAATGAGAATATAGATGACCTAATTCCATTATTGGTAAATGATGAAACTGAACTTTCTGATTTTATAAGTAAGGCATTACCTTTTGTAAAAAGGACAAATGCAAACTTTGAAAAAGAAAAGGCAGATTTTATTAAGAGCTATAAACCCACTCAATCTCAAACTACACAGCAACAACAGTCTAAAACTCCGCCTACTGATGACGATGCCTTATCACAATTACAAGCGCAGATACAGCAGTTGCAAGACAAAATAGAAAGAGAAGAAAAGGAAAAAGCTCTATCACAAGTAAGGAAAAACTTTAAGTCTGAATTGAAATCCGCTGGGATTAAGGATGATAAGTGGATTGACACTTACATTTCTAAAATTCAAATTTCGGAAGATTTAGATATAAAGGAGGAAGCGAAGTCTACATTAGAATTATACAACCTTTCCAGAGTTGATATACCTGATGGGACAACCCCTTACAAGCCTATTGGTGGTGACCCCTCTAAGAGTAAGATAAGTTGGGATGATGTTAAAAATGAAAAATAAAAAATTATAAGAATATGGTAGAAAATCTTTTAAATACGACCGCAGCCGTAATGTATGGTAGAACCATGTTACAGGGGAGTGGTATTATCGGAGGTACTAGAGAAGTCTTTGTACCGAGAGTATGCGTATTGAATGACCAAGTATTCCCTCAAACTGGTGGTATTATCAAGAATCCGTTTAAAACAGGCGGTAAGATGTACGCAGGTGATTTGGTGGAATATCATTGGAATGGTAATGGTGTCGCTAATAGTCACGAAAATGCAGAAGTGATTCTTTTGAAGGTATTTGAAGTTCAGGCAGCTACTGGTGCTTCCGATACAACAGTATATATAAAAAGAGATGGTTTCAGACATAAACCTTGTGTAGGTGATGTTTTAATGAAAGCTCCTGATGATTTTGCTACGACAGGTACAGCAGTCACAGTTTCAGCAGTAGAGGCAACAACTAATACAAAAGAAAATGTATGGAAATTAACGTTGTCTGCAACTCTCGGAACATTAGCAAAAAATGATATTTTGGTTGAAGCTGCCGAAGCTGGTCCCGGTAAAAAGATGCTTGTTCAGAATCCGAATGCTGTTCTTCCTTGTGATTTGGATTTGAAATATAGACCTGCAACAGGTGAAGAAGATGAGGAAGGAGCTACGTATATGGTTACACCTGCATTGCACGCAACAATGTACACCTATTTGATGTCTCCGATTCCTCCAGCTGTTAAAACTATTAACAAGTCAAGAATTGATGGTTGGTTTGAAATTTAAAGAAAATAAGAAGTATGTCAAGATTCGATTTTAATAATAGTAGATATGCGGCTTTTTTCCGTAGCGGAGAAGGTCAGCAAATACTCCGTGATTATATCGATAATTCAGGAATGATTAATATCAATTATAATTGGTGGAGAGGTCAGTTTACGGTGAATCCACAAGTAACTCCTACAGATGCATCAGGAAAAGCTTCTTTCATGGTTGAAGCCTCTATAAATCGTGCAGCAGGAGTATTGGATATGCGTGCTCCACTAGGTAAGGCGCATCCGTATAACAAGGAAGGTCTTTCATTCTATACAGGTACAATTCCAGATTTTACGTCAGATGCTATTACAGAGACAGCAATGGAACGTATGTACAAACAGGAGTATTATGCAGAGTTTGGTAATGATGCTAAGTTTATCAGAGAATGGACAAAACGTGTCCAAGATTTGATTGATGCAAAAGACCAAACTGCAAATTACATGTCTGCTCAACTTCAAACCAAAGGCTATGTGCTATATGATATTGGTAGAGGTATAAAGGGTATTAAACAAAAAGCTGCTATTCCCGAAGAAAACTTTGTAAAGGCAGGTGAAAAAGTTTGGACTGCTCCTGATGCTAAACTGTTCTCTCAAATGGTTCTCATTGAAGATCAGTTCAGACAAAGGACAGGATTTGGTGGTGCGATGAAATGGCTTATTCCTAAGAAAATGTATCAAGAAGTTTTCTTGGAAAATGCAGAAGTCAAGAAGTGGGTTAACTATATGCGCAACCTGAATACTAACAGCCCGATGGAAGCTCCTGAAATTCCAGTTATTCTGAAAGAACAGTTTAATAGAGCTGTAGCTGCATTTGATGGGTTGTCTCCTATTGAAATTGTAGTAGAAGAAGAAAAGAATAAAGAATGGGGCGGTGATACTACAATTCATGGATGGGCTGAAAATGTAGCAGTTCTTCGTCCGGTGGGACCTGCGGGACTTATCATGCATACCAATACTTTGGATGAACGTATGGCAAGTATGGCTGGAAACAAGGTGGTTTCTCAAACATTCGCATCTATTGACGGTTTCTCTTTGCTTCACAATGCAGAAATGGTTGATGGTGAATATAAATCATGGAGTACCCGTTTGATTACGTCATTTATTCCTGCTTTAACAGAGTTCCCGGAACATATTATTGTTGATACAGCAACAGCAGATTCTTAATATGGCTCAAATTGATATTATACACTATCTTGAAGGTTTGACTGCCTTTGTCTTTGACAAGGCAGTCCTTACCCGTATTGCAGTAGATAGAGACGTTATAGATATTGCAGATACCAAACAGCTTACACAACAGCAAAAAGATTTGCTATTGGCTGATTTGCTTTATGTTATTTTTACCGCTCCCAATTACACTGCTAGTCTGACGAACCAACATGGAGCTTATACTCAAACGATTGGTAGCCAACGATACGATTCTAAAAAAGATGTATATAATATTATGATAGGTCTGTATAAGAAATGGGACGATCCAAAGGCTGAATTATTAGGTGGTAGTACAACAACTTGGATAAATGAGTATGACTGATGATTATAGATAGGGACATAATGCAAGAATATCCTTTTGATGGAGTATTTTACACTTATGGGATTGATGAAAGCAAACCTGCCGATCAACAGGTAGAAGAAGAGATTATAGTCTTGGAAACTAAATGTGATATACAAGGAGCGCAGAAAGAAGATTCAGGTGTAATATCAAATGCGTACAATGTGTATTTCCCTTTTGATAAGTCAGTAGGTATATCAATAAAAAAAGGTCATAAATTTAGGAGCAAGATGTATGGCTTCTCTATTACTGATGCTATCGTTATTGATATTATACCAACTCAATTAGGCGGTTGTGCGGTTTATGTAAAAGATAATACTAGTGGATAATGAGACGTGTAAGTCCATATATTGATGATTTGGCGAAGAAATTAGCTATAAAAGGTCGGAACTTAATTGAAAAGGCTTATTTAGAGGCTGACTACAATAAGAATAAGACCCAAAATCTTCACGATAGTTATGGGAGTGCAGTTTTTTATAATGGTGAACTTTATCCAAATAGTAAAATGTATTTTAGTAAAGCTGCAACAACTTCTAAATACGATCCATATCAACAAGAGGCAATTACAGGTAGACAGGCTATCTCTGATTTTTTCGATGATTATAAGCCAAAAGATAAGGGAATGCAGCTTGTAGTTGCAGTAGCCATATTTTATGGTGGAATATTAGAATTAGGCGGAGGTAATTTACGTAGGAAATATAAAGTTATATCTATGATTGGAGATGACATTAGAGCATTGGCACAAGAAGTAGGTAAAGCTAAAGTTTCTATAATTCAAAACGGGAAAGTAAATGGATAAGAATTTATTAAATATATCAACTATTGAAACCTTTTTCAATGAATTATTGGATGAAAAAGTATCTTCTAATACTTTCTTTACAACTGTCCCTACAAATATTGATACTACTTGGTCTGACCTTGTTGTGATTGACTGTGCTAATTCTATCCAAGATTTGAATGCCTATGGTGTAGGAACTGTATTAGTTTGGTTATATGCAAAGCCATTCAGCAATGGACGTAAGAATGTTGCTGTAATGTCTAAACTCGAAAAAGCTCTAAATGAAGCTTTAGAAAACAATAAAAATGCGTCTTATGCAGTTAGCAAGAAAGGCACATTTGCTGATTTTGACAGTGATGCTAAGATGCATTGTAATATAGTAGAAATTCAATTATTAATCGTTTAAAAATAAAAAATTATGGCATTAACAGTTACAGAAACTAGAAAAGGTAATGCTAACTCCATTATCTACAATCCCAAGTTTTTATATGTAACACCGTATGTAGATGGTAAACCCGGTACAAAAACTTGGCAATGTATGGATATTATTCGTGATTCAACAACTATCACACAAGAGGATAATACTGAAAATCCTATTGAAAATGAATTATCTTCAACTCCAATCATTAATAACATTCAAGCAGGTAACTATACGTTTACTACTGAAATTGGAGATTTGCAGGCAGAACTCTTAAAAGATTTGCTAGGATTCACCATTGGTACAGGTAAGAACGCCTATGCGCCTGATGGCTATGTAGAGAAATTTGCTCGTATCGACATGGTATTTCAAAATGGCAGTAAATATACCGCTGTTGTATTGCCGAAATTGCAATTGAGTCCGACAATTACTCTTGATTCAATGAGTACTTCTATCGGTCGTATTGCTCTTGGCGGATCAGCGCAGGCTGTTCAGTTCAAATATGGGGCAGATACTGCAACATTGACTCCTTTGGCTATGATTTATGATTATGCCGATCCGCCTACAGATATGTCATTAGATGGCACGGGGGGAGCGTAAGGGAATCAGTATCTCCGGCTAATTCCCTAGAAAGCTCAATCGGAGAAACAGCGGTAGCTTCTAATAGAGTTACGTCTAAAAATAAAAATACAATTCTTTAATAAAAGGGAGGGAGGTTACTCCTTCCCTTGTTTTTTTAAAAGATATGACAAATAGTAAAATAACATATAAAACGATAAAAGATCCTGTTTCTGATGAAGCTATGGAACGTCTTGTACAGATTATGACTGACAGCCCTAGCCTTTTAAAATTAAAAGATACAGAATGGGAAATTACAGCATTGAAACCCGGTATAATGTGGCTGATAGCTAAAGAAGCCGCACAAATAAATAAAGTAGAAAAGGCGACCTTTAGTGATGTATTACAAGGTCTTTCTATCAATATGCCATCTGTCTGTCGTATTCTGACGCTTGCTTTGTTGAATAATAAAAACCATATTAAAAGTGGTGACCCTGAATATGACAAAGTATATGATGCTCTGTTTTGGGAGTGTGAAGACATGAAAGATTGGGCTACTATTCTATTTGAAGTTCTTAACTTATTGTCAGTTGAGTTTTTTTTTGCAATTACAGAGTTGACACAGACGTTCCGCCAAATGACACTGGAAAGAAAGACGAAGATGGAAGAACGAAAACAGTCATCGCAAGAACAAGCTACGGGGAAATGTTTGATTTTATAAAAGCTTATCCTTCTGTTACAATGGAACAATACATGTGGCACATGACAGTTCCTCAAATATTGCTAGCACAATACGATACAACTCATATTGAATATTTGTCAGAAGAAGAAGCTAAAAAAGACAAAGCACCAAAAATAAATTCAGCCGACGACTTATTTAAAAACGATTTTGGCATACCAATTTTTAATCAAAAATAAATAATAACAATGGGAGCAACAGGATATGTATTAACAATACCTGATGAGGTATTAAAGAAACTAGAATTAGCAGATACTAAAATAAATGCTATAGCTGAAAGTAGCGAAAAAACAGCAAACAGGTTCAATCAAGCATTTTCGAGCATGGTTTTATCTGTTGACCCATTGATAAAACGGCTTGATGCATTAAAAAATATAGGTAAATTAGATTTAGGGTCAGGGTTAAAAAAATACACGAGTGATTCGGAAAAGGCTGCTGCTGGAATAGCCGAAGTTGCGAATAAGCTGAATCAATTAAAATATATATCTTCTCAATCATCGTCTGCCAATAATTCTGTTTTGGCATGGCAAGGTATTAATGAGAACTTAAAGATACAACAACAGCGGTTAGATGCAATAAATCGCTCAATCAAAGAATATGAAAATACTTTATCTCAAATACAAAGTGGTAAGGGTGGTGTGTTATCAAAAGAAGATCAGTCTAATTACGCTTCAAATCTAGCCGAAGCTGAATCAATCAAACAAACAATAGCATTATATCAACAAAAACAACAAGCGATTGTAAATTACCAGTTAGAGCAAAAGAAGGTAGCTGACAATTTAGCTAAACTAAAAAGTTTAGAATCCGACTCAAAATCTTTGCCTGAACAAAGAAAACGTGAAGAATTAGAAAGATTGAATGCTTTATATAGAAGTGGTCAATCCTTACTGCAAAAACAAGCGAAGGCGGAAGATGAACTTGGTAAAGCTGCTCAAAAGGTTGCAATAGCATTAGATAAAGCTGCGAAAGCCGAAGAAAAGAAAAATAGCGCAAGAGCAAATAAGGCTAATCAAGAAGCAGCAAGAGCCGAAGAACAATACGCAAGAGCATTAAATAAAAGCGAGGTCACTATTGTTCAACGGGCAAGAAAGATTGAAGCATTAGCTAATGCACAAAGAGCCTTAAACTCTACTGGACGAGATTACTCTTCCCAATTATCTAAAATAGCATCGGAAACACAACGGCTTCAACAAGCAAATGATAATGTTGCAAAAAGTATGGAACGAGTTAAAAGATCTCAAAGTAGTGTACTCAATACTACCGATCAATTAACTAGGAAAATAGCATTATTATTTAGCGTTTCAGCTATACAGGGATATGTGGAAAAGCTAGTTTCTGTACGAGGAGAATTTGAACTACAGCAAAGATCATTGCAAGCGATTTTGCAAAACAAAGATGAGGCAAACGCTTTATGGGAAAAAACGGTGGCATTAGCTGTTAAATCACCATTCCAAGTAAAAGATTTGGTAACTTATACAAAACAATTAGCAGCATATAAAATTGAAGCTGATAAACTATATGATACGACAAAAATGCTTGCTGACGTATCAGCAGGATTAGGTGTAGACATGGGACGTCTTATTCTTGCATACGGGCAAGTAAAAGCTGCTAATTATTTACGAGCCAGTGAAGTAAGACAATTTACAGAAGCTGGTGTCGGATTGCTTCAAGAGCTTGCCACTATGTATACAGAACTAGAGGGTCGTATGGTATCTGTTGGCGAAGTACAAGACAGAATAACTAGACGTATGGTAAAATTTGGTGATGTAGAAGAAGTTTTTAAACGGATTACGTCAGCAGGAGGCATATTTTATAATATGCAAGAAATCCAAGCCGAAACTTTATCAGGAATGATTGCCAATCTTAAAGATAACTTTGATGTTATGTTTAATGAGATAGGAAAAGCTAATGATGGAGTTTTGAAAGGATTTATAAATATATTAAATACCATAGTTGCACAATGGCGAGATTTTGCAATAGCATTAAATACCGCAGGAGCAGTTTTTGTTGCATATTCTATAAAAGCTACAATAGCAGCAGTAGCTAATAAAAAAATTGGCGTATCAGCAACGGAAGCAATGATAGCACAGGGTGGATTAACTAAAGCTATTGGATATACTATTGCTGCTCTAAAAAAATCTTTTAATTTCGTGAAGGCAAACCCGTGGATTCTTGTAGCTACAGCTATTGCAGGAACTATTTTCTATCTAAAAGATTTAACAGCAAGATTAGATGAGACCCGTGCAAAGTATGATGTTTTAAATAATCAAATAAATACTCAAAAAGAAAAACTCGAAGAGCTAATTACTAAATACGAAGAAAATTTAGATGTTCAAAAGAAATTAAATAATGAACTAAACGCATTAAAGAAAGGGAGTGATGAATATAATGCTGTACAAGAAAAACTTAATAACGCAAAAAAAGAAGAATCTAAAATATTAGCGCAATTACAATTGGAATATCCTGATATATATGCTTCTATTTCTAAACAAAAAGACGCAGTTAAAACATTGCGTGAAGAACAGTCTAAATACAATAAAGAATTGGAAGCTACTAAATTGCTTAATTATCAAATTAAACAATCAGAACCTTATTTCGGGAAAGGATTTAAAGAAACATTAGAGTCATATTCTCATTCATTGGTAGATCAATCTAACGCTGCTGATAAGTTAACGTATTCCTATTTGGCATTAGAAGATGAATTAAGAATGTTTTTAAAGGAATATAAATATATGTCTCAACAACAAAAAAATGAAATTCTATCAGTATTAAATTCTACTGATTCTGTTGAGAAAAAAGCAGTGGCGTTAAATAAAGCCATACAAAGTGCTACATCGGGAAAACGTTATTCTGCTTGGGTAGATCAGTTTATGGATTTTCAAAAAGCACTAGGCGAATATATCAATACGACAAATGATGCCAAAGATAGTACAGAGAGTATGAATGACAAATTTGATGATGTACTAAAAAAAGCCTTAGGTCATTTAGGGGCAACATTCAAAACGTTTGAAAATTTAAATAAAGATCAAAAAAAACAATTAGAAAATACTCTCCGTACTTTTATAAGATCGGTAACCGATGACGAAAATATATTGAAAGAGTTTAAAGAAAGAGTGAAAGATGTTTTAGGATTTGAAATAAATATTGAAATTCCACAACCTGAAAAGAAATTTTCAGAAGCTCAAAAGGCATTAAATGCTGCTATTATTAAATTCAATAACAGTCATAAAGAAGCCTTCAAAATACAACTCATTGAGCCGGATGAGAATATCAATGCTTTTGTAGATAAAATCTACAAAGCCGGAGAGACGTGGGATGAAGTATCTAAAAGAAATGCAAAATCAATACAAAATTTAAATCCTGAAATTGATAAATTAAAAAAGAATGTAGTATCTCTTACAGCAAACGCTGCTTCTGATACAAAACAGTTAGCTGAATCTTTTGGATATTTGAATAAACAAATGACTAAATCTGAAGAATCAGCATATACTAAAAAACTAAAAGCTCAATTAGACTTATTGAAAAAAATGCAATCTCAATATGAGAAGCTAAGACAGACAATGGGAGAAGAAGATGCTACAAGCACTATAACTTCATCTTTTGGAACAGCTTATCAAAAATTATTCAATAAGCCATTAAAACTTAAATTTGATAAGGCTTCGATAGCTAATGAGATGGAGTCCATTTCTAATACTATTAGTGGTAAATCAGCGGAAGCATTAAAGAGAAGTTGGCAAAATACCATTGGTGAATTACGTTCAGAAATTACAGTTTCAGCGACTCTTGATAATATCAGTGAATTTGAACGTCAAATGGACTCAATGTTTAATAGCTATCAACTGTATATCGAATTGGAGGCTAAAGGTGTTCCTAAAGATCTGATTCAAAATCTGTTTGGCATTGATGTAACTACGTTGGACGATATAGCTAGAGCGTTAGAGGAAAAATATCCCGATGTTACAAAATTAGGAGAAAAAGAACTTGATTCTTATTTCAAGATGCAGAAAAAAATAACTGATAATCAAAAGAACGAACTTAAAAGACGTTCTGATTTATTGTATAATTATTTAGAACAATCTGTAGACAAGGTTAAACAAGTACAAAATTCAGGAGCACTTGAAATCAGCTTTGCCACTGATTTCTTCAATAAAGGAAGCTTGAATGCCGAACAATATGCGACAGTCGTTAAAAATGTCACAGAGAAAGTAAATAAGGAAGTTAGCAAGATTAATACAGATAAGTTCAAAGAAACTCCTGAATATATTCAAGCTATGGGTGACTTATCCGCTTATTCTGCTTCTCAATTAGAAGCAATGATAGCTAGAATGCAGGAGCTTATAAACTCTTCTGCCGGAAATCTAAATGCATCAGATTTGAAAGTATATACAGATTTGATAGATAAGATACAAGACAGATTAAAGCAGATTAAATCTCCGTTTAGTAAAAATGCTTTTGCAGAATTTAGAGAACTAAAAAGACTACAAGCGGAATTTAATGCAGAAACAGAAAGATATAATCAACTGTTGAGAGAACAGAAAATTGCTAAAGATAGACTTGAAAGCGCAAAAACAGAAGCCGAACAAGCTAGAGGTAGAGTTGGAATAGATGCGTCCGCAAAAGATGACCTTATAGCAGCTACAGAGAGTTTGCAAGATGCTAATAGTGCTTTAAATAATTCTAATGATAAATTGAACATTTCACAAGGTAAACTGTTTAACATATCCGGTAAAATGGGACAGATACAGGGTGGAATGAGTGCAGCCATGTCAATGATTGACAGGATAGTTACAGGAATCTATCAATCTATCAACGCTACCATTGACATAATGAATCAATTTAAAGAACTTCAAGAATCACAAGGCGTTGATACGTCCAAAGGAGGATGGAGAGAAGCGGCACAAGCAGGAGAATTATTGGGTAATGTAAACGAAAAAGTTATGTCCTCTTGGAACAATTTCAAGAGTGGTAATATTGCTGGAGCAGTAGCCGATGCGGTTGGCTCTATAACATCTATTTTCACAACATTAAATAAGCAACATGATGCTAGAAGAGAGCAAGCCATTCAAGAGGAAATAAAGCAAGTAGAAAAGCTTCAAAAGGCTTATCAAAGATTAGGTGATGCAATAGAAAATGCATATACTATTGATACTCTGAATATGAGTACTGAAAATGCTCAACGTAATATTCAAGACCAAATCAAGAGTTATCAAAATATGATAGCTGCCGAAGAAGATAAGAAAGATACAGATTGGGATAGAATAGATGAATGGAAAGAAGCTATAACTGATTTGCAAGAACAGGCAAATGAACTTCAAAATCAAAAAATAGCTGAACTTGGTGGCTTTGGTAGCGGAGCAGACATGAAATCTGCCGCAGAAGATTTTGCATCTGCTTGGCTAGAAGCCTATAAAGAAACAGGCGATGGATTAACAGCTTTAGAAGATAAATGGGATGAATATATCAATAATGTAATTATGAAACAGTTGGCTCTAAGAGGAATAGAAAAATTCTTAGAACCGATAATGAAGAATTTAGATAATATGATTGGTTCTGATTCATATTTATCTAATGATGAATTAGAAGCGTTGCAGAAACAAATTGATGAAACGATGCCTGCTTTAAATGAGTATTTCAAAACAATAGCAGAGAATTTCGGTGTACCAATTACTGGTGGAGAGGACAATGGATCTACTCTTAATCAAGGGATCACTGGTGTGACGGAAGAAACCGCTAATGTTATTGAAGCTTATCTTAATTCAATGAGATATTTTGTCGCAGACACCAATATGGTTATCAACAATTTCTTTGCTGCATTTACTAGCTTAGACCCATTGCAGAACCCAATGTACAGTGAGCTTGCAAATCAAACTAAACTTTTGAGAAGCATAGATGATAGATTGGCAAGTGTTATTACATACAGTGGCGATCATCCTAATGGTGGGGCGTCAATTAAGGTATTAACTTAATATTGTTTTCAGGAAAGAGTAGCCGGATTAATTTCCGGCTTTCTTATACCCCTATTATGTTAGTAATTTTCGTAGGCCTTCTATTCCTTTTTGATATACAATAGTCTTAAAGTTTATACATATATCTCCATTAGGTTTGGTAAATTGAGTTTCTATAACTCTAAACCAACATGAATCTACATAACGCTGCATCGGCTGATTATTCCCTTGAAGAATTTTATTATCTCTCAAGATTTCAAAAAGTTTATTTCTTCCAATCCCCATATTAAGAACTTTTGCCACAGTAGCCATATCGCAGGCGTCTTTACTATCAGTTACTTGGTCAAAGAACTCTTCTTTTGGTTTCATTTCTTCAATACGAGCTTGCTGTTTTTCCAATTGTTCGGCTTGTTCAGCAGCTAATCTTAGAGCTTCGGCAAAAGTTTGGGGCAATTTAGGCAGCTCTTGTTTCTTTTCTAATTCAAGTTCTTCCCAACGATTAATAATTCTTTCTCGGAGTAATGCGTCATATCCAGATGCTAATATAAGACAGCCTTTCTTAGTAAGAAAATAGCATGGTCTATTTTGACCGTTAGCATCTGAATATGAACCCAATCCAAAATTGGATTCGGCAACTCCTTGCTCTAAAATATTGCGTATATCACGCATTACATGAGAATGTTGTTTCCCTGTTAGTTCGGCAATTTCTAACGAACTCATTGTTTCTTTTGCGTTTATAGTATCGCCTACTTTCATAATATCTGTCATATCCTAAAAGAAATCGGGAAGTAGAGCCACCACGCATCTAAATCCCGATTATATATAGTTTTAAACTATAGAGCCATATTAGTTGTCAGTGGTGGTTGACGCTACAAATATACTATAATTTTTCTCTATTCCAAAACTTATCTAAGTCTTTTGGTAGAATTGGTTCTATTTTTTTTAGTAAATCTTCATAAATAGAAGTGTATACCTTGTGAAATTTCAATCCATTCTTTATTTTGGCACACATTTTTTTTATAGATCGAGGTTGTCTTGGATATACTTTACTAATTGTCAATGGAGACATTTCCAACTTATAATGTAATATGTAAAAAAGGAAAGCTCTAGCCGATACGACATTTTCCATCCTTTCTTTATTTACAAGTTCTTGTTCTGTCACTCCAAAATGAGTGCAGACTATTTTCTCAATCTCATCTATTTTCTTTGCTACATCAAGTTCTAAAGTCATAGTGTACTATTATGGACACAAATGTACTAATTAGTACACTACCTTCCAAATATATTCGGGAATATTTGATAATACGTTGATAAATAACATAATACAAGCACTAAAATATTGTATAGTATATCTTGTAGATAGTTTATAGATTTATTATGTAAAATTTAAATACTATATATGGATTTTTGTATATATTCTAATATTAAAAAACAAGTATGTGAAACAACTGGCATATCACCCAGTGAAATATTTTCTTCTAACAATGAAGAAGTCGTTGATGCACGATATTTATTAATCCATTTATTATGTGATAAATTTACAGATAAAGAAATTTCAAATATGACAGGTGTTAGTAAATCTTTAGCAAATAAGATACGAAATACAATCAATGTTAAAAATAAGAAATATTCGTTTCGATGTAAATTAAAAGAAATTAAAGAAAAACTAGGCGATGATAAATAATATAATTATATTTGCAACGGAGATAGTTGGGAGTAGCTACCCAATGATAAGGAAGTTCCCAAATCTTCTTTCTCCTTCTTCTACTACTATTTGGGATAAATCAAAATTGGTAAATATGGAAAATGAAGAATGGAAAGATGTAGTTGGATATGAAGGACTATATCAAGTAAGTAATTTAGGTAATGTTCGTATGTTAGAACATTATACACCTTATGTTAAGGGTTCAGTAATGAAAATACCCGCCAAGAATCTATATATAGGTTGGAGTAATGGTTATCGTACAGTATGGTTATGTAAAAATAAGATTCGCAAACTAAAGAAAGTCCATCGTTTAGTAGCCGAAGCATTTATACCTAATCCAGAAAACAAGCCTTGTATAGACCATATTAATACTATTCGTCATGATAATAGAATTGAAAATCTCCGTTGGGCTACATATAAAGAAAATGGGAACAATGAAATTACTAAAATAAATCTTTCTAATTCTCAAAAGGGGAAGCCTAAAAATGGGTTAAGAAGTCCCGTTATAAAATTGAATAAAAACGGAGATTTTATAAAAGAATATGCAAGCATGACCGATGCTGCAATTGATACAAATGGGAAACGAGAATTATCTTCAAAAATAAGCTCTTGCTGCAATAAAAAGAGAAAAACAGCAGGTGGATTTAAATGGATGCACAAAGAAGAATATGAATCTATGAACAACCCACGAACTTGACATGAATTGTAATAATTCTCTATAGATATATTACTTTCTTTGTACGGTTTCAATATTGAAACTATAACTATTAAAAAGTAATATTTATGTCAGAAAATCGAACAGTGGTTTACACACCCGATGCAGGGAGTGGAAGCGGAAGTGGAATGATGGCTATGCTTGCTCCACTTTTGCAACAGAAGGGTATTGATCCTAACTTGTTAATGGCTTTGAATAGCAAAGGAAATGGAAACGGGTTTGGTGGAGATGGCTCATGGTTCTTATGGATTATCTTCTTGTTCTTCCTTTTCCCTCTTTTCGGTCGTAATGGTTGGGGTAATAATGGTTGTAACGATGGTGGAAATGGTGGCGGATATGGTGTCGCTGGTATTCCAAATTTGATTAACAATGATGCAGGAAGGGAATTACTAATGAGTGCTATTCAAGGAAATGGTCAGGCTATTAACACTTTAGCTACCAATTTGAATTGTTCAGTTGGACAAATTCAACAGTCTATTAATGGCGTTATGACACAAATTCAAGGTGTTGGTAATCAAGTGGGTATGTCAAGCCAACAAATTATCAATAGCATTCAATCTGGAAATTGTCAGATTGCACAGGCTATTGCAGATTGTTGCTGCAAGACACAGAATGCTATTACTACGCAAGGTTATGAAAATCAGTTGTCTATTTGCAATCAGACCAATACATTGGTTAACACTGCAAATCAGAACACTTTGGCTTTACGTGATGGAGCAACTGCTAATACGCAAGCTATCTTGTCTAAATTGGATGCTATGCAGAATCAGAACTTGCTTGATAAAATTGATAAGCTTCGTGAAGATAAGAGTACTTTGCTTGCTCAAATTTCTAACGATGCACAGACAAGAAATATTCAAGCTTTCCAAGCTCAAACTATTGCGCCTGTAAATGCTGCTCTTAGTGATTTAAGTGCTCGATTGGCTAAAATTGAATGTAAACAACCTGAAACAGTAACAATTCCTTACATTCCTGCTGCTGGTAACTATGTACCTGTTAACTATAGCGTACCAGTTAATATGAGTGTATCACCTTATAGTAACTGTGGTTGCTAAGTATTGGTATTAGACAAAGCGTTCTTTGACATGTTGGTAAGAGTTTCGTAATCAGTTAGATACATCCATTCAAATCCTTTATGGGTTTTACATTTACCTGAACAAGCCCTTGATATTTCTGATTGGAGAAATCCATTTCTTTGTGCATCTGCCATAGATTTGTAGATGTTAATTAACAACCCGTTTTTTAATTGAACTACAGATTTAGATGTCGCATTATTGTATGTTCCAATTAGAGAATCAGATGCTCTTTTTTTGGTGATAGGATTATTCATGTTTTCACTATGAGTACACCATCGTAGATTATTAACATTGTTATTCAATGGATTTCCATCTATATGGTCTATTTCACATAAGTTATTTGGATTTGGAATAAAATGTTTAGCTACTAATTTATGTATATAAAATTTCTTTTTATTACCATTAATTACTAGTGTAATAGCATAATATCCGTGTTGTGCTACTGTAAATGGGATTAAAATCTTATTTTTAGACATAATATCCCTATTAGTACAATGGATTATTCTGGATAAAGAGGCAATTCTTCCAAATGAAGATACCATATACAGTCCTTCATATCCGATTACGTCACGCCATTCTTCTCCTTCGAGAGTTATACTCTCAATAAATTCTTTGTTATTCATTTGATTACCGAATTAAATGATACCGAAGATTTAAAAGAAAGGGAAGAGCTTCGGTTTACTCTTATCAACAAGTTAATTACTCTTGTCTATCCCGATACAAAGATAGTAAAAATTTAAAGAAAGGGAAAATATTATGTATGGAAATCCTTTAAATCCTTTTGGTTCTTACTGGTGGACGGGTGGTCCCGGTCCAGCTATTCCGACAAGACAACGTTCTTGTTTGAAACAACTCTGTATATTTGAGTTGCCGACAACAAACGTAGCCTTATCAGAGACGAGTGTAGACTATGGGATTGATAAATGTCTGTATAATCAGCTTCCTTGTGAATGTTATGTGACTGTGCAAGTTAATCAAGCAGTTCCAACAGGTGGTGAAACACTGCCTGTAACGATTGCTATTCCAACGTCCAATAATAGTACAAATGTAGGGAGTTCTTCTTCTAATAATGGTGAAAGTAAAGTAAATGTTATAGACCATAACAGTTCAAATGTTATTGGTTCTGATATAACAAACTCAAAAGAAGTATTTGCTTTTATCAATAAAAGAGAAGGGATTATACGTTTTGTCAATTTTCAGACAGGCGGAACAACCCCTGCACCTACATCAGTAGCAAGTAAGTGAATCTATAGACGGGAGTAAAATCCCGTCTATGTAAAACAAATTAAAAGTTTATTATATGTTTTCATCAAGTAGACAAGGTGGTTTTATATATGTTCTTTCTAAAGGAGAAAGACCAACAGTTAAGATAGGGCAGATTGAATCTGTAAGTTCACCTGTCCCTAAATATCCTACTTATAATCCGTCAATACCTTATAGTCCTCAACCAGAAATGCTTATTGACATTAAGGTAAGATGTGGCGAGGAAGTTTTAGACTTTCAAAAATTACCAGCAAATGGTGAAATGTTCGCTTATCCAAATGTGATTGTTTCCGAAAAGAAGGAGGCTATCATTTCGGAAGTTGAAGCAATGATACAAACTAGTAAGCAAATTGTAGAAAGCGTTCCATATCATAAGTCTGTTATAGAATCTTGTGATAGTATTTTAAAAGAACTAAATCCTCAATTTGCTAAAGAGAAGCAACAAGAAGATAGGATTAATTCATTGGAACAGGAGGTTAAATCCGTAAAAGATGGATTGGGAGATATAAAATCTCTTTTGATGGAAATGAATACGTCTAATAAACCTAAAACAACAAATTCTAAATAATAATATTATGGGAATGATTGAAATAATGGAAGGCGAAAGAAAAGGCGGATTAGGAAAAGCCTTCAAGGACTTCAAAGAGAGTCTTGAATGCCTAAAAGAAGATTTCGAAACCCTTTGGGACGAAATGGAATCAATAGGAGAACGTAGCGGACAAGGCGGTTCTTATGGTGGTGGTAGTCGTGGTGGTTCTTACGGGAATAGATACGATGAATACGATGATGAAGAAATGATGGGAGAACGCAGAGGTGTAAGAGGCTCTGGTCGTGGTCGTCGTCGTCGCTAATACAAACTAAGGGGGATATAATAGTCCCCCTTTAATACTAAAAGATATGAAAAAAGGAGCAAGCTTTGATTTATATGATAATATCCCGGAAGATATGCGGATTTATCTACAAAATTATGGGTTTAATTTTAGTGAGAAAATGGCAGAATTTGCTATTTCTAAAATGAAAGATAAAGATGATAATCCATACATTCCTGTGCCAAAAGAAAAAGTAAAAGAGCTATTAACCAGATATGGTGTCACATTAGAATTAGACAATGGCTCTAATAGTTGGTATGTATGCAACATGCTTAAAAGTGATAACTGGGGTAGTTCTATTTCCGATGAGCAGCATTTGGCATTAGCAATTAAAGATTATATAGATGACAAAGATGCAGGAGTTGGTACAGAAAAGCCTTTCAGATATTTTTTCGCTTTATGTATGGGTAATGGTACAGCATTAAATTGGAGAGAAATGCTTTAATTTTAGGCACTTAAAATGTGCCTTTTTTTAATGTTATGGAAATAAAAACAATATATTTATCTAAATACGATTGGACTGTCACTATCTTTTATGATTATACTTGCAAATATTTTGAAGATGTAATAGAGGAATTAGAATATATCGAATGTGGAGAAGAGTCTCTTAAAAGAGCTTATAAAAATCTAACTACATGTGGATATAATAACGGACTTACATTTTCTAATCACTTAGCGCATAAAAGTGTAATTGTTATAGGTAGAACGAGCAGTGCAAAAGAGTTTGAAAAAACTTGGTCTCATGAATCAGGACACTTAGCAGACCATATATGCCTTACTTATGATATAAGCCCTCATGGTGAGGAAATACAATATTTAGGTGATTACATCATAGATAAGACATGGGATTCGGCAAAGAAATATTTATGTGATTGTTGTAGAATAAAGAAATGATAATATGAAAAACAAAGATTTCAAGAAAGCATTACAGAGTGATAAACCTATCAACTCTATGTTTGCACTTATTCCCGAAAAGCAAAAGAAGTCTTTTATGAAATTTGCTAAGCAATTTGGATTTACAGAAGAGAAAATAGAGCAACTTTTGAAGTCTGAAAGATGATAGCCTATGAAAACAAAAAGAGTAAAATATGATGCTGTCAAATTGGCAATCATACGTAAGAATTACATGATTAATGAGGCAATCAATGATTTAGTGAGAGATTTACCTCATTGTGATTTTGAGAAATTAAGATTTCAACTTACAAATGAAATTATGGAGTTGCAATCACTAAAAAGCGAAGGGGCTAAATAGCCCCTCTTCTCTAAAGTTTCAATACTTGCCGCTTTATATCATTTTTATTATAAGAAATATGCACCCAACTAAAATCCTTTTCGTCTATTAGTTGTCGGAATGGAAGTTTTAATTGTTGCGCTAATTCAAATAGTTTTTTATTTTCTTCTTTACTTCCACCTGTAATGTCAGCAGCAGCACTTTTCGTGCAAAGATGCTCACTTGATAAAGCCCCCCTTACAGCTTTATTTAGTTCTTGACAGCGAAAACCACTGTTAACCACAATAGGTTTTCCGTATGCCTCTCTTAAAGGGTCTAATACATTTTCTATTAAATCCTTTAACCTTTCTTTTTGAGCATTATTAGGAGTATTATCTATTCCTTTTGCATCGGCTGTATTTGACCGACATAATTCTTCAATGCTAAAATACTTTCCCATTTTCAATCCTTATTTTCGTTGCGCGTATTATATTTCTTCAATGCAAGTTCGCTTATATTATTATCTTTGATATATTGATTACGTCTTTTCAGAGCATCTTCTAATGTTCTAAACATGCCGACATCAATACTTTTAGCACCGTAATATACACGAACCTTATACCTTATCGGGTTTTTAAGACGAGGTATTATTTTGCGGTATATCCATTTATGTCCTGTATTACTCATTTCTTAAACAACAATTTTAATTCTTCAACACTAGCCTTATGATAATAATCTTTACCATTATCTTTGGGTGGATACAAAAATTCGATTCCTGATAATCCTCCTTCTAATTCGTTATCATGATATATACCCCAATCTCCTTTACTGTTAGTAAAGACTTGTCTGTCATCGGTATCATCTCGGAGTGCAGCAATAAAATAGAATAAGTTTTCATTTTCACCGCAATCAATATCGTTTTCTTCCCTTTCTGATAAAAAACGTTTCAATTCGTCCTCTAATGAAAGATTATAACACTCATCAGGATAACCAACGCCATGAATAGATTGGGTAGGAATACATATATGAATCCATACAGCTCTATCAAAATAGCAGCAAGGACAAATATGATAACCAAGTTCCTTTAGTTTATCTAATATTTTCTTGTTGTTTGCTCTTAAAAAAGCTTTTTGAATAAATCCCATATCTATTTCCTCCCTGTACTACCTATTCCGTTTAGACCTCTTTCTTTTTCATTTAGCTTTTCAACTTCTACGAAGTCTATTTTAGGAGTTAACCCAATCTTCAACTGGGCTACTCTATCTCCTACTGAATATCGTTGTAAATTTGTTAATACGTGATAGAAGATAGCGCATATCTCATTAGTGTAGCCTTCATCCACTGTACCGACAGAGTTAGTCATAATCATCCCTGTCTTCCAAATACTGCTTCTTGGTCTTATATCAATGGATAATACATATCCGCCTTTCCGCATAGTCTTAATATAGTCTTCATCTATTTGGAAAGCTAATCCCAGTCCGTACTTATACACATTTGGTGCTATCTCTTCGCATGAAGTAGCATATAGGTCATAACAAAAATCGTCATCGTAATGTTTTACTGGAATCTTTGCATCAGGATGCGTTTTCTTAAATTTTACTTTCATCTTCTTTATCGTTTAAATGTTGAGCCTTTATTATACATTCACCAATAATGTTTGGATTTTGGTATGCGTCTACAAGATTCTTATATGCTTCTACACATTCAGGGCTATCATTGTAGTTTATATCTTCCGATTTCCTAAACACCCATTTTACAAGGTTGTTTATAATGTCCAATAATTCTTTCTGCTTATAATGTCTTAGAGCAATCGAATCTTCCGCAAATTTAATACATTCTTTTATTCTATTTGATATTTCGGTGATAGAAAGTTTAGTCATTGATCGAGCAACTTCTACCAATGATGCAAAGTATGGATTTTCGACACCTTTTATTGTAGATAGATAATTCTCCAATGCCTGTTGATATTTAAGTAAAAGTGGCTTTGTGTAAAGGTCTAAACTATCGTTAAAGTCTACATAAACTGTTCCACTGGAAATAGTCAGGTTATTAACTTCCTTTTGATACCAATTTACCCTTTTCTTTGCGGCATAAAATAGTTTCTTGGTTTCTTTATCTTTATTTTTAATTGATGGTTCAATATCCAAAACGCAACAGTTGCACATTTCATTTAGAGCCATTACCTGATAAACACTTACCAGCAATATTTGGTTAGGCTTCATTGGAACTTCCTCTGGCTCTTCAAATTCTTTCGGATGTGCTTCTTCATACGATTTGCCAAATAGATAGAAATCAAGGATTGCAGGGTCGTTAGGACATATTGTTTTAGCCCATTCTGTCACTTCTACAACTGTTTTCATATCATTGCTCTTTCTTGTGATTGCTCCAATTTCTCTTAGAGTATTAAGGGAATGAACATCAAGCGGAAGAAGAAGTTTTGATTGGTCCAATGACTTCCATATTCCTACATCTATTGGACTATTCTGCCGGACTAGCCAACGAAGCATAAGGTTGAGCCTTTTGCAGCATGAAGATGTATTTTTAGGAAATCCATTTATACCATCAAAGAAAGAAACGATGCTTTCAAGATAACTTATATTCTCATTTATTGATTTATTATAAATAGCAGTTTCTAAATCCACATTTATTGTATAAAAACCAAATAGGCGTTTACATATCGTATAAAAATCATCCCATTTTAGCATACGATACCAACAAACATCACCCTTTTCCCAATGCTTGTTTTTTATATACCTGTATGGAGATTCTCCCATAATAGCCAATGTCTTTTCGCAAGCTTTATAGATTTGTTGACGGTTGCCGAAAGCTAGGGTAGAACAGATTACTGCTGCGACTTCAATATCTCGCTTATCTTTATACTTCCAAAGGAAAGAAACAGGATCTTTCTCGAAAAATTTTCTATCTTCGTATTTTGATGTAAGTTCTTTAAAATTCTCCATATTCATTTAGTTATTGAATAAAATTCTTTCTTTAAATCCAGGCAATGAATTTTTTCATGGCATGTTTCACATAAAACTATTAAGTCTTTATCTTTATATTCCCAAGCCATTTTACCTTTTATATACCTTAGGTGATGAATCTGTAAATTTGAGGTAGAACCGCATTTACTGCATTTTGCTCCTTTCTTTTTAAGAATTTGCAAACGTCTATCAAGCCATCTCTTGTCCTTCAACTGCTCATTATAAGAAGGGTTTCTTTCAACTTTAAAAGTATGAGTTGATATAATTCTCTTCTTTCTTTTTTTACATTGTTTTTTAGGATATATATAAGCTTTATAATCATCATTTAAAGCATGCTTCTTTATCCATTCTATTTGTTCTTTAGTATATTTAGTATTAACTTTCATAATAGATGTATTAATCAATATTCCAAGAGCTTGAATTTAGCTGAAAGAGTGTAAATCCCCTTTAGAAAAAGAAATAAATTTCTCCAAAATCAAATTTACACATGAAGTTATCCAAATTTTAACAACATTCCTGTCGCCATCATTCCCTTCAATCGTGGCAGATTACTAATATAGATGAATCTACTTTTAGAACTTATGTGTCTATACCACATGCACGCTGCTGTTCCAAATCCCCAGCTTGCCTAAACGTGCGCTTTACTCTTGGCGAAAGACTTATTAATCGAGGTTTCTAGCCGATACAAAAATAAGCCGTATTAGAAAAATCCAATACGGCATAAAAAAATCCGTACTGTCAAGGTAGTGAGAACAGTACGGATTTAAGAATATATTTTTGTTACTTAAAAAAAAAGTCTATTAATATGTCCGTATTAGCTCACTACTTCTAATACATCGGCAAATATCCGAATAATATTTCATACTACCAAATTTATTCGTCTCTTTTTTCATTTTCTTTATTTTCAAGAATAATAATATGGCTATGTCCTTTCCCTGCTGACCAACTTTCTCCTTTGATAACAGTGTAATCTTTAAGAGAGTTTTCTGCGCATTTAACAAAGTCATCGACTCCATCAAAGATTAATGGTTCTTTATTCTCTAATTTTTTCTTTGGTCTATTTAAGAACTTATAAGTTTTATCTCCAAGATAAGTTAAGACACGACCGATAAACAGTCCTATAATGAATGCCAAAAAGTTTCCTATTGTCATATTACTATAATGATTTTAGAAGTTCCTCTTTTGTAGAAAACAAATGCTTTTCAGATAACCATATACTATTTTCATCAAACATATATTGGACATACTTGTGATATACGTCTATGTTTATATTTTCAACTTTCTTTAATACACAGATATTGTCATACATAAACCAAACCATATCTCCAATATCATATTTTGTACTTATTGTCATAAAGCTACATTTTTAACTGATTAATAATATCTTTTATTTCTTCCGAATTGATATGACCTCTCCCTTTTGGTTGAAGGAGCATATCTGCAAACAAGTCGGCTACAACGTTATTGATAAATTCTTGAAGTAAATGCTTGGCTAAATAATCATCATCGGTGATTTTTTCTATGTGTGATATTATCTTGGCAAGCATTTCGTTGTTTTCTTTCGTTAGCCGAAGAAGCTCATTTATCTGTTCATCACTCATGGCATTAATTCAGATAATTGTTCGTTGGTAAATTTGATAATTTCGGTTTCATATAGATCATAACCGGAATCATAAACTTTAACATTAATGAAATTTGGGTAAAAACTATTCGTAAAAGACTTGCATATTCGCCAAAAGAAGATTTAGCCTTTACTTCACTTTTAATATTATCCCAAATATAATCTTCAATGTCTAGTAGTCTTTCCTGTAAAACATGAGCTTCATTTACCAAAAGCTCTATTTCTTTCTCTTTCATAATCCTTAATTTATTCGTACATATTTCCCTGCAATATTACAAGTTCTTAATATATCGGCATTATCTTCACCGAAAGCTATTAGGATACTGCCGCAACCGGGCGAATCTCCACGAGTCCCATCCGGTCGAAAGAAGCGAATCCGGTTACGTAGAAATTTCATCGCTGTTGCCTTTTCGAATATGACATCCTGAAACATCTTTGAATCACAACGATTAAAGAGTAATGCAATTCCGTTTCCATGCTCCGCCATCCGTTTTATAAACTGTTCAATAAGCGGACGGGAATAAGGTGGATTTAGCCAGACACGACCTACCCAATCTTTAGTTAATCCGTCATGGTTCTTGTTGTACATTTGTGTAGCTGTTTGCCAAAGCGGTTTAACCGGAGCGCATGGATCTAAATCGAACTTTCCCAATGCGTCTATAATTTCTTTTGGCGTATACCATTCATCAGTGGTATTAGCCGATTTTTCAAAGGTTGTATTCATTGCTATTTACCTCCAATTATTTTATAATCGCAAACGTCATCTTTCAATATTAACCCATTGCTTTGAACGGTAGAATACAAATGGATTATAACCTGCGTATCATCTCTGTTGTCGATATAAACTTCTTGCCATAGCTTTGCTATTTGTTTCATTGTTTTTTCCAACTTGTCTTTGCCTATATCTCCATATCCGATCCATTGTTTTTGTTCTAACAAAGAGATATGTTCGTCTTTCGCCCAATGATAAGCAGATGCTTCTAATATATAAATATTTTTATTTTCCATTTTTTTCTTTAATTTGTTCCAAAGTTATTCTAATACCTTCTTGTAATCCTTTCGAATAGGCATCTTGTCTTTCTCCAAAATTCCAAAGTATATATGTAACAAGAAGTAGAATCATACATACTACTCTATGCCACATTGGTAGTTTGATACTAAATGGAGATAAATTTATCTCCATGTGTCCAACAAATGCAGCAACAAATACAACGCATACAATTATTATTATCAAATCTTTCATGGTTTCATTCAATTAAATTACTTGCTAAATAATCATCTTCTGACATTTCAAAGATACCTGTAATTACCACATCACTGTATTCTTTTGTAATTTCTATATAGTGTTCAACTTCCCGTATAGACAGATCACCCATAACAGTGTATAATTGTCTCCCATATACATATTCATTATGTTTGATAGCTATGTAAGGGAATAAAAAGAATCTTGTTTTATCTATTTTCATCTCCTATATATATTAATTGTTTTCCCCATAATTTGATTGTTTGCACCTTACCTTTTTTTTATAAGATCATAAACCCATCTACGTTTAATCCCTTTCAAAAATGCGTATGTGTCAATAGTAGCCCATTTATCAGTATCTATCATCATAAGTTTTTCCTCCTTCCATATTCTGCTATTAATATCCCATCTCTATCTGGGTGCTTTACTTCTTCAAAAGATGGAAATAATCTATTCCCAATATCTAAAGACGCTTTTTTTAATTCATCTCCACTGCATCCCTTAGGGAGAAGTTCTTTTTGCCATTCTTTAGAATCAATATACATGTGTTTACATCCTAATATTTCAATGACGTTAAGCATTGCTTCATGACATCTTAATGCACTTACGGTAGCAGTGAATCTAGTTGGATTTACCATTGGTCTTTCGATTAGAAAAACCAAATCATTTTTATTCATGCCATTAAACAATGACATAAATTTCAAAGAGTCTAATCTTGTAATGTTTTTCTTTCCTTTTGTATAATCTTGTTCTGATTTTACAGGTGTTTTCGTGAAATATGGTTCTATATTATCTCCGACTATACCAATAGTTCCACTAACACCATTATCACAACCTACATATATTTTACTCATATCCCATCATTCTTTTAGCTTGTTCATAATATTCTTCTTCGTTTGAATATGCAGATTCGCCTGAATACCCAAATCTCCTTATTTCGTTAATCCAATCCTCTCTTGAGAATGATTCTCCAATGTCTATATCGCACTCTTTTAAAGCCATTTTAATAATATGACTATCTTCATATAACTCATGCTCTAAAGTATAGAAGAATATTCGCATCGCTATATATCTACCATAAAGATAAAGGATTTTCTTTATCAATTCAGATTTAATTAGTTCATTATCCATATTTTTCTTTCAAACTTTTAAGTTCATTTAATACTTCCATATATTTAGAAAGTAAATCATCATAAGCTAATTTTAATCTTTTTCCTCTTAACCCTGAACCACTAAGATTTTCAGCGGCAGGTTTTAGACCTATTTGTTCATAATAAGCCATCATATATTCCTTTCTTTCATCTTTAGGTATACCCTTTAAATGAACTTGCATAATTTGAGGTCTTTTTGCCTCTTTTAATTGATAATTTAACTCTGCTATTTCAGATTGGAGCATTCCTATTTCAACCTTTGCAGCTTTATAATCTCTTAAAAGATACTTGAATAAAACCTCAATTGGTAAATCTTCTAAATCAATTTTATTATCATTCTTCATTTTTCTTTTTATCCATTATTTGCCATAATAAATTAACAGGTAATATATCCTTATTATACCCATTTTTTATTAATTCCATATTCTTTGCTAAATCCCTAGAATCAATAGGGAAATAATAGTATATAGGATTTTTATTCTCCGCTTCTATCGTCATATCTATTAAAGATTGTAGATAGTCTCTAAGTTTAAAGTAATTAGGATTTGCCATTTAAAATTCCTCCCTTTTTAGTTCTACAGTGATACCGCTATCTGCAAATATAGCTCTAAATCCTGTCTCTTCAAATATTCTCTCACCAAACTTTTTTTCATCGCTATTTTGATTACTTAGATGAAGCCCTATGACTGTCTTTAAATTACGAGATTTATGTCTTTTAATAACTTCGATAGCCTGTTCCAATGATAAGTGATTTTCAGATGCACTAGACGACCATTCATCATGTATCGCATTATTTACAATCACATCATTACTGTAATTAGTTTCAATCATTAAAACATTTACATCTTTCACTTTATATTTAAAACAAGAACAATCAGTTATAAACAAGACTCTCATTCCATCAGGGCAATCTATTATATATGAATAACATTGTGCATTATGAGGAACTTCAAGACATTGTACTTCAAAACCTCCAATACGATATTTAGTTTTAATAGAAAGTTCAACTACGTCAGGAAATATAGACTTTGTTTCCTTATTTGAATAAACGGATATTGCTCTTAATATTAAATTAGGAATATCTAAAGAATGGTCTGAATGACTTCATCGGTGGCTGACTAAACAGCCAACCACCCTACCTCCTTTCCAATTTATAGCCGGAAGTATCTTATTTTTAAAAGATACACCTGCTTCAATTAAAAGGATTTCGTTATTACATTCAAGGATATAGCTATTGCCTTTACTGCTACTTCCCGCTATTTTCAGATATGCCATAAGCCCATTTTAATATTTCTTCTGCCTTTTCATAAGCCTCTTTATCAAGCACTGTTCCTGTATAACCTGACTTTTTACCATATTTATAGCCTAATTCCAATGCCTTTAATTTATTGGCAACTAATTGGTCTGAAGTGTTAATGATTACGCTTCCTGCAACTTTCTTTTCCATAATTAATCCTCCTTCATTAAATAAAGTAATTCTTCAAATATTTGGTAATCCAATAGGCTTGAATCACATATTCCCATAATACTTTCAATTTTATATATTAAACTCCCTATTACATCTTCATCTGTTAAAACTTGGGAAGGCTCTTGAATATGATTATTCAATTCATCTATAATATCATCAACTGTATCAATAGTAAACTGTCGATACTTACCCATATCATAATATAGTTTCGATTCTATATCTTCTACCTTACTTAATAACTCCTTTGCCGTCATATCATTCTTCTTTTAATCCAAAATAACTCCAATCACAATTTCTATCTTTCAATTCTTTTATAAGTTTGCTGTCGTCAAGATAGTCAAGAGCTATATCACAAAATTCCGCCTTTTCTTTTGCAGACATGGAATTAAATAAATCTTGTATATTAACACTAACTGTTACATCTACGTTCATGGTTGTATCTTTTTAAAATAACTATTAATCTCTTCCTCTTTTATCCACCAATGAGATTTATCACCATATTCATCAGTTATACAACCATCATTTTCTGATAAGTATATTTCCCCTTGAAAATAAGCAATCTCATTTTCTTCACCATTCATTATTACATCTTTGATACATAGAAATTGGTCTCCTTTATGTATTCCTCTTTTTTCTGATAATTCATAATTTCTATATTTATCGTATCGTTCGAAATAATTCTCACAAAAATTTAGGGAATTATGACTTACCAATTTCTCTTTGAACTGTTCATCAGTCATTGGAATCAACTCCTCATTAGACATGTATATTCGATACTTCCGCATATACAATTCAATACCTTTGCATACACATTTTGCGAGGAAATTTTCAATTCTTCTTTTCATAATCTTAATTCACATAAACATATTGATAACTACTTATCCAAAAAAACTCTTGAAGATTATCCCCTAAATAATTACGAATGTCTTTTTCTAAATAATCCTCAATATATTGGCAATCTTGTCGCCATCTTACTCCATTCTCTCTAGTAAGACATTGTACTTTTAAGTTTGGATATTTATTATATAAGTATTCAAATAGTTTTTGAACTATGTCTGTTGAATTTTCACTCATATTTTTCTAATTAAAAAGTCCCATCCGAATAGGTATTACTACCTAAACAAAATGGGACTAAGTTGATTTATTTACAAAATATCTGCTCCATCATCTATCCAATTAGGATACATTTCTTCCCATGAAGAATCTATTTCATATTCATCATCCATGATTAAAACGGACGTGCTTTAATTTGTTTTTTCTTTTCCTCTTTGGTTGTTACCGAGTCACCTGCATTTGCACCATTAAGTTCTTCTTTGTTACCTAATGTGGATGCATCTACAGTTTCCGTTACTTCTTCATATTCTACAACCTCACCTACTTGTTCAGTGCTTAGTTGCTTCAAATTACTATTTGTTTGTTCCTCATTATCATCGTCGTCAAAAGCTTTTAATTCAGGAGTGGAATTTATAATCATTGTGCATCCTGAATTTACAAGTGTCTTTTGCAGCATTTTCTCATCAAACTGTTTATGCGTTGCTTGCTCCCTAGATGAACTTTTAGACCATGCAGCCAATATTTGTTTACGAGTCATTTCATAAAGATACATTTCTCCATCTTTAGATGGCAAATATATATATCCTCCTATAAAATCTTTATCTAGGTTTTCTAATTTTTGTACGTGTTTCAAAAGTTTCTTCTTACCTGTCTTAGGATCAACTTCTGTTACATATTCATCCCCTTCTCTAATTGAGTGTGGCATTGGCTCCCAGTCAGGGAATATGCGTTTTACCATAAGTACATTCCCAAAATATCCGGGGTCTATACAAAGTTCTGTTCCACGAACTACAGCGTAAGCTTGATTATAAGCTAGATTCAATCCTTTTGTAGCCATTTTAAAAAGTGCTGAACTAATGCTTGCAGGATCACAAACCTCTAATGCCGGACGCTTATCCTTATCTTTCAACTCTTGTAACTTTAGAACGCTCATCTTGATAGCATTCACATAGTTATAATCTTTAGGGAAATTGAAATTAGCTTGGGCTAATTCATTCAATCTTCCAATTACTTGGTCGCCAATATTATTTCTTAAAGCGACATTTTTTTTCTCATCTGCCATAATATTTATTGTTTACTGTCTTTTTCAAAAATACATTTTGGTAACTTATCCACTGGGACTAATTCTTGTTGATAAGCATTGTCTCTAATCCATTCTATATCAACTTCATTTGGGTCACGGTCTATAAAAAAACAACCATGAGACGTTTCATAATACTCTAATAATTGTTCATAAGTTGGCTTTTCCATTTCATCTTTCTATTAATGGTAATATATCATTGTTTTTGAGTAAATCATATAGAAAAAGCCTCCCCTTTTGTGTCCATTTGCTGTGAACAGCAGAACTTTTTCCATCATTGTAAGAAACTGTTCCCGTCTTAGTATATCCCATAACTGCATACTTTTGATAAGGTAGCCATGTATCTCCTGATTTAAAGATAACTCCAAGTTCATTCAGTTTCTTATTCATAGCTTTAGCACTCATGCCATAATCTTTTGCAATCACTGTAATATTTATAGCATCCTTGGATGATAGAATTAAATCGTAATAATTAACCTTTGGTTCATATTCAGAAATAATAGTATCTTTCAATTCTAATAATTTTTGTTGAGCTTCTATTTTTTCTGCTTGTTCAGCAGCAAGCCTTAATGCTTCTGCAAAAGTTTTAGGAAGAGATTTTTCTACAGTGCTTTTTGCTATTCTTTCACATTCCAAAAAGTAATTCCGATACTCATAGCTTTTCTCTGTTCTCGCCATCATTGCAAGATGTTTGGCAAAATCAAGAGTAATAACATAATCATAAGAAACCTTATTTGGATTTGTAACTAATTGATTATCACTATCGTCTTTAAGACGAACCCAATCTTCACTTTCATTAAAGAACTTATCTTCTTCAATATTTACCTTACTCCATCTTGACCAATTAGATTTATCCAATCCAAGTCCAAGATACAATTCTTTAGCGGAAACGACTTGTTTCCCGTTTTTTTCTGTAATTTTGATTAATTCATTCATATTACCAACATTATTTGTGAGCCAACAATAAGGAAGAAAGGGAAACCTGTTGGCATAGCTTTCAGTGGGAGTACTAAATCCACCTATCCCTTTCATTCCACAAATATAGAGATATTATTTGTTATATCCAATAACCTCTACGTCAATTCCATTAACTTTAAACTTCTGTAACGTTTCGCCAATTCAGAACGGCAGATCGTCTGTGTTATCCACAGAAGAAGATGTTTGAGTCTGTGTTGGTTGCGATGGCTGTGGTGTTGGGGCAGGAGGTGCTTGCTTAGCTGCCTGTGACTCAAACTTCTTTTTAACACTCCATGCTTTTATAGATGTATACCAACGTCCATTAAATTCTCTGGATTCAAGATTTACTCCAATACTAACAACATCTCCGATTCTAATGTTCGCTTCTTTAATCTTGTCTGCTCCCAAAATAGTGAAACAAATATTTTTAGGATAGTTATCGTCTGTCTTTAATACAAAATCTTGGCTAACCCATTCACCTCTCTGTCCCACACCTCTAGTTTCGGGGAGTATGGCAGTAATTTGACCTTCAATATATATTGCTTCCATTATTGTTTACTATTATTATATGGATAAACGTCCATTATTTTACTATCAGATACACTTTCGATTCTATAATCAGCCATTGTACCTTTCATGTGTTCGTCTAAGTTCTTTACAGCTTGTCTTAAATCTGCTGCTTGTACAAGCATATTAGTTGTCGTAGCCTTTTCAGCCCCAGTCTTTTCGTCTAAGGTGATATACCCAAGTTTACACTTGAACCAAGTATCATCAGCTTCATTATCGCTTGGAACTACTTCTGCGTATTTTGTATCTACCACAGCTTTTATCGAAAAATCGCCACTGATAAAGGGAGACATTTCTTCTATTAGTCTAGCTTCGGCTTCTGTCACAGATAAGGCATCTATTAGATATTTTTCTGTAACTTTTTTTTCTTTCCCGTTCTCCATTACTTTTTCGTATTTCAGAGAACCTAAAAACCATTTTTTCATAATAATGTTTTTTAAAATGTAAATATATAAAACTAACAATCTCAATTTTTATTATCTACTTCTTCATCTTCATCTTCATTGAATAAGCCGTTAAAGGTTTCATCATATTCCTTAATAGCAGCCAATACATTCCTTTGAAACTCAAAGAACTTTCTATGATTCATAGAACATTGTGAACCCATCGTTAATGTAGCTATATAAGACAAAGCATGTCCTAAATCGTCATCATCATGTGATTGTTTTGCAAATAATTCCGTAATATCATCTATATTAGAAATTGTTGCTGAAAAATGACTTTCATTTGTTTTAATTAATATTAAAGCAGGAATATCATTTTCTTCTATAAATTTAGAAAGACTTTCAAATTTCTTTATTAATTCATTTTCTTTATTTTTCATATTGTTATTTTTTTAACGCATCATCTATTGACACTCTGTTTTTTTTAACTTTTGTATATTCAGTGCTTCTTATTATATTTCCACACCAAGTATTAGTACTTTGTCCTAACATTTCAAGCTCTTTATTTTTTTTCTTGGAAGCTTTAGGAAGCAAGCCGTATACATAACCATACTGATTAGGTTTTTTCTCAACAGCTTTCAATGTCAGTATATATTCCCCTTTCCTGTTCCTATATATTGTATTAAATCTTAGTGGGATAAAAATACCTTTTTCCTCCACCCCACCCACCTCATCATTAGTTATGATAACCCCATTCAGTTCAGATAGGGTTACATTTACACTTAAATTGTTATTCATTTTTCTATTTCTATTTTTTTAAAGATACGTTCATACCACGGAAGATTATTGAAATGAATGTATTTGAAGTATAATTCTTTATATTTTTTTTTCTCTGATTCTAGTTCTTCTAGTTCTTCTTTAATTTTTTTCATTATATTATCTGAATCTTCAATCAAGATATTAAAACGATAACCATTAATATCTATTCTAGAAATACACCCCTTATTGCTATTCAGAGCAACCGTGATAGCAGCTAGATCTTCTCCACTAATTAAATAATCTCCTTTTAAATTATATTTATCAGGAAATTCACCATTTATAACTTCAACCCCGTTAACTTTGTAACTAAGTTCGCTACCATTAAAATAAACACGACTTAAATTTTCATTCATAACTTTTACTTTTTAAAAATTAATATTTTACTCTTAATTCATTATCACTATCATTTACTATTAATTCGATTAATTGATGACAAGTTTTTATTTCATTGCTAGAATCTATTAGATTCATATCATCAACAAACAGAGGCAAACTTACATTAAAGAAATCTGCAAAAGCATTTGCAATATCAATACCAATAAGTATTCTTTCTGCACCGTTTGATGTAGCGGCAATTGCTCCATCTATTCCAGTAATCACGCAATCAGGAATCCAAACACCGGATTTATCCTGCGACATCATGGTAATATTGCACCGTTTGAAGAATTTATTTACTCTATCAGAAATAATCTTAGCTCTTTCTTCTTCGTATGTTTTAATTTGATTATCTAACTTTTCTTGTTCTGCTAAAGCATTGGCAGTATCTTTCAGTTGTTTCTTAAATTCTTCTATTTTTTTCTCTTGTTTTTTGCGCTCATCAATAAGTCCCATTTTTTTGCTTTCCTCTTCAATATTCGACATTAAAGCTTTTTTCATGGAAAGTAGACCTGAATTATCTTGTTCAGGAATAGTTGTTATTGTCTTTTTCTTTTCTTCTAATAAGCTAACTAATGATTTATATTTTTCAGTTTGCTCAAATGGGATAACATTTTGTTGAACTTCATCATATTCTTTTTGTAAAGTAGACAGATCTTTCTTCTCCAAAAGAGCAGTCGGAATATCAGCAAGATTCTCTTCACATTCTGCAATTACTTTAGTTACATCATCAATTCTTGCTTTTACATTCAGCCCTTCTTTTATTATATTTTCTTTTTCTATTTCTACTTGTTTATAAAACTCCTTTTTTAATAATTCTAATTTGTCATCAGGAAGAGTTTGTCCACAATAAGAACATTTATCTGCTGAAAATTCCTTTTCCAAACATTCATCCAATTTAGTTAATAGATTATTTCTTCTTTCATTTAGAATTCCTAAATCTATATTTAATGATTTTATTTTATCAGATAAAACTCTTCTTTTTCTTCGGTTTTCTTCGTTTTTATTATCTATATTTTTATTCTCTTCTGTTACAGAACATATATTAGAAAGAATAGAAGCTGAAATCTTATTCTGTTCTTCATCGTATTTTTCTTTTTCAGTTCTAATATTCCGTTCCCAATCAGATATTTCTTGCAAATCTTTATTTCTCTTTTCTATTAGAGGTTTAATAGATTCAGCACTTCCTTGTAATTCTTTATCTATATCCGAAATTTGATTTTTATAATCTTCTATGGCTTTCTTAGCACTTTCCGCCTCTTCTACATTTGGCAGATTTTCCTCCAAAGTTTTTATCGTAAGAGGAAGGGATTTAAGAGAGTCTTTTAGAGGTTTAATATCTGACGAAATTCGGGCTTTTAATTCAGAGAGTGAATACTTCTCTAGTTGATCTAATAATTCCTTGTAATTACCCGTTAAGTCGTTTTCTGTTATTTCCCCTGCCATTACAGCAAGATATTTACGTTGTTCTTTCCAATCTAAATATAAAAAGTAATTAATATCCAAAATAGAGCGAAGAACTTCCAAATCACAAAATAAATCTGCAACCTTTTCTTTATACTTTCCGGCACTCAATTCTACTCCGTCAATAAAGAACTTATAATCATCTGTCCCTTTTCTTTCATAAGAATTGCTTCCTCTACGTCTAATCCATCCCACTTCTGCTGTTTTTTTCAATGAATATTCATATCCATTTGCCTCGATGATAGCCTCAACGACAGCAGCAGGAGAATCTTCTGGTGTATATGTTTTAGTATTGTCGAACAAATTATAGTTCATTCTATTTTCCCCATCATATCCTGTAATAAGCCATAGGAATGCATGACGAAGAGAGGACTTACCTGCTTTATTTTGACCATATACTTTAGTAATATCTTCATTAAAAGATATTTCCTTGTTTTGTTTTCTCCAATTTTGGAGAATAAGCTTTTTTAAAATTACTTTTTTCATAAACTATTTTCATATTAATGAAACAAATCTCCTATCTTGTACCATATTCCCTAAAGAAGGTATTTCTCTTAGAAAACCAAGTTTTCCATGAATTCTATACAACACATCACTTCCCAACTATCATCACACACTTCATTTAATACTTCTCCTTTGGAATATTTGCTAGTATTGCTACCTTCAAACATTTCAGCTTTCATCTTTTCATAATCATACATATCATTCCTCCCATTCTACTCTAACCGTAGCTTTGCATGTAACATCTTTTTCATTGACTTTCATGCGCATGGCTTCTTCTTTTGATTTGTGAACCGCTCCAATACATCTTTCCATGAATGTTTCATATATATTTATCCATCCTTCTTTCTTTTCTCCCACCATGCATAAATCTTTTGGATGGTCTTTTTCTCCATCAAAAAAAAATCCCTCTTTATTATAAAGAGCAGGATATTCACCGCTATTGTCAGAGTCTTTAATTAGGACAACAAGAGGAAATCTTTTGTTATCTGCATCAAAACATACAATTCTAGCTCTAAATCCTTCTCTTGTGCATAGGGGCGCACCTGCTTTTGCTTTTTCTAAATCAAATGGTTTCATAATTTTGTATTTAATATTAGTTCAATTGCTTTCTGTATTCCAGCTTCCAATGCTTCTTCATAGGTGTCCCATTGACCGCCATCATTCGTGCCTTCAAATATCCCATCGGTTATATGAGTGCCATTGTCAGCTTTGCATATATCATAGCCATAACCGCAAGCGTCTCTAATGATGGAAATATGTAGATTTTTGGTTTCACGTAGCCACTTTTGGGCGAGAGATTGGGAAGGTGCAGAAAGGAAACCCTCTCTTTTATTGAAATTCTCTGAATAATCGTAAGTTTCAGATAGTATCATGTCACCTTCTACGCCATCTGCTTCATAAAAAGTAAATACACATTCGCTGAACCCTTTATTTTTCATCAGCTTCGCTGTTTCTAATGTTATAAATTCTTCTTTCATTATTATTCCTCCTTTTTAAATTCTTCACAATGCAACTTATAAGCATAGGCAAACATCTTCAAAGTAACAGGCTCAAAGTGAAAGTCTGCTTGTTTGCCTTCTACTACAACAGAAACACATAAATCTCCATCACAAAAATCAATATATGCCATAGCATCGTCATTCCCTCTGATAGCAAATGTTTGTGTCTGTACACTATCCATGATTCACCCCCTTTCCTTTAAAGTGTTCTATTAGCTCTTCTACGGTAGCCTTGTGAATTTCTCTGTTATATCTATTAAGATAATACTTAATAGTTTCATCGCACATTTCAACCCCACATTTAAACCATAAGTTCCCATCAGTAAAACATTGGTTCTTGTTAGTGTCATCCCTCAATGCGGCTATTGCAAGGAACAAAGTCTCATTAGTTCCGCAATGAATATACCCATTACATAGTTCAGGAGGAAATGGAACATCAATTCCAAACATCTCATCATTGTCTGTCGCTAAAAAATAATCGTTTATATACCTTTCATTTCCTATTTTATACCCTAAACGAACTAACTTATCTCGAAGCTCCGGTGTGTTTTTGAGTATAAACGCAGGTGTTGTAAATCCCATAGTTATTCGTTTTTAAGTTCTTTCAATACTTTCTTCGCCATCTCATAGTAATTAACCTGCCAACTAGTATAAACATCATCGGTGTGTTCGTCATAATGATTGGCATATACGTATGAATCCAATTCTGAACGAAAAGATTCTCCATCTAGCCCACTATCATCACAATCATCGTACATTCTCAATTCATGAGCTACTTCTTTACATTCTTGATGTGTGACGAAATCATACAAAGTCCTATCATAAACATTTGTCTGACGGACATACTTTTGTCCCGGCTGTATCTTGCAGGCACAAAAATCACATATATGCTCTTTCTTGGCTGTTGGATAGGTTTCTCTTAGTACTGTTGGCATAATTAATCCTCCGTTTCTGTTTCAAAAGTATCGTATTGAACATCACCATTATTAACGCATTGCGCCATTTCCTTATCTCGCTCGTCTTCGCTTAAATAAAGGAATATATCTTCGTATGGATTGGAAGAATAACTGCTTCCGTTCCAGACTGTTCTAATTATTCCATATATCTTCATAGTTATTTTTCCTTCTTTACCAATTCAACTTCTGTCGGCTCTTCATCTTCCCATTTTACTTCGGGAAATAAAGAGGGATAAAGTTTAATCCAATCATTCGACGTTTTGGATGGTTGCCAACTTTCCGAGCACTTTATGGGATGATCTTTATAAAGATACAAATCACCGTCTTTGTCTCTTGCTACATACATAATCAATCTCCTTTCTCCTTTAAATCATTAATTGCAATATCCCTAATACTTCTAGTGCCAAATCCGCTATAAGTCAACGTTCCTCCATAAAACTTAATAGTGTCTCCTTTAACAGTAATAATCGTTCCACCTTTTAAAGGACCAGCTATATTATCTTTACAAGATAATAGCATGGTTATCATAAGTATAATTAATATAAATCTCATTAGTCAATCTCCTTTCTCTTTAATCCGTTCTAGCACATCTCTGTTGGCTTCCAGTATTTCATCGAAAGACGGAATCGGCATATAACCTACTATATGTTTATCCACTTCTTGACCGTAAGTATTACAATAATGACACCCATCATAATAACCAAGTTGCATATCATAAACACTACCATTGCTATAATTAAGAAGTAATGGCTTATCTATAGGAGGATATTTATTGGCACTTATCCATTGGGATTGCTTTGCGTGCCATTCTGCACCACATTGAAAATCTTCCATACAATCAGATTTCCGACTAACGTAGTTATCTGAATCAACCTCCTTTAAAACCTCTTTTCTAAACTTTGTTTTATTAGTAGCATAGTCGTATGCTGCTTCTTCTAATGTCTGTTTCATAATTATCTTTATTTGAAAGGTTAACAACTACCAAATCTAAACGAATAAAAACCGCTTCCATCTTCAAATGGAAAGAATCCGAGTGTTCTCAACATTTCTAAATCTTCTTCTGAAACCTTTTCAGGGGAAATATCGACAAATAATTCATCGTGATTACAAGAAGTCGGATAATCAGGATTTCCATACTTTAGAAATATCTGCAATGCTTTTATTAAATCTTCCATATTTTTACTCTGTTTTACGGTTTTCTCTTAGTTCTTTTTCACTGACAATATTATTAGTTCTGTTACCAATATTAGAAACAGTTGTTGTATTATTGGGCTTACAATACAAACACATTTGAGTAAAAGGTGAATACACTCTCCCACACTTCGGGCAAATCCATCCTTGCTGTCCGAACATTCCGTTATACGTATTTACTGCACTTGATTCTGTTTTTGGAATAGAACCTTGATTTATGCTTTCCATATTTTAATATTTTAGTTATTTCTTATATCTCAATCGTTTAATAGCATCCTTTTTAGAGTATGCCCTAACTTTCTTCCCTTTTATGGTAAACTCTCTCAACTCTTTAACTGATGACTTAACTTTATAGTCAGGATTAAAAGCCATTCCTTCTTTATGATTTATTGAGTATGGATTGTAACTTTGCGCTGCTGCACACATTGCTGCTGTTGCCAGTAACATTTGCTTTATCTTACTCATAATGATAGTTTTTTAATGTCATCCACTGATAGTTTGTCCTTACCTTTGGCATATTCAAAGAACCATACTATAGGACATATACATTCAGGAATAGTATAATCATCTGTTTCAGGTAATGTTATCAAGATACTAAGTCCTGTGCCATTGATATACTCGCAAGAAACGAAATCGTCAAAGTCGATATATCTTTGCGCCTCCTTAGCTATAATGTTACAATTCTTTCGATATTCATCATAGCTTTTCATAGTACTATTAATAAATTTATCTATATTCATTTCTCATCTTATTTAATATATTTATAAATTAGAATAGTATCAGTAACAGTCTTATGTTCTACACTAGTATTAATCTGTTCTGTATTATTCCTTTCTTTGCAATACTTGCAATTACCCTTATGTGCTATACTGGTTACCTTTTTCAAACGATACGCTTCTGATTGAACCATAATATACTCACATGAATCAATTTCAATCACATCATACTCTATAACTGAATCTTTTTCAGTTCGTGGTGCTTCTTCACATGACATTAGCAATAATGCCATCAGTGCTAAAAATAGGTAGTAAACGTTACTCTTCATAATTGTATGTTTAATTCTTTTCCATTAATTGCATAAAATAAGTTTTGTAATTGGTGGACATATTCTACATTTTGTTGAACTGTGAAATTAGCTATTTTTGCATAATTAGGATTAAGATATACGTCTAATGGCATATAAGCAAATTTTTCTCTCTTATAATTTCTATCAAAAGAATAAAAGATATATCCACTAATATGATTAATCTTTTCAAATCCGCAATTCAGGAGTATTTCTTCTGTTAGAGGAATACCTTCAACTTTAGTTTCTTCCTCTTCTCTGAAAGTACCATTATCCATTTCAATTGTTATGTTGTAATCGTCATTAGCACATTCATTACAAAAAGTATTACTCATTAAAGATACTACTTTCCCAATTCCTGCATCTATTTTAACGTAATTACCAATTCTCAATTCTTCTGCTTTCATATTTATTTTTTAAAAATATTTAAAATAAAATCAATAACATCAGCAATTATGAAAATAAACATACAAAGAGATAGTATATCTATATTTTCACTAACACAATCTTTATTAATGCATTCTGCGATTAATGTTGCTCCTAATAATATTGCCGTTCTCATAATTATTCTACGATTAAAAGTCCACTATTCCACAATTCACCCATACTAAACCATTCGCCATCATTAGTACGAACAAATATTGATTCAGATAAACAAAATTCTCCTCTTTCATAACTGTTAGCAATGATAAAGTAATCCGTTTCTTTTGCAAACAACCAATCATATCCTTCTTTATATTCTTCCCATTTTTTTAATATTTCAGAAGATATTTCACTAAAAGGAATTATATTGGTTATGCGAACCAAATATTTCCGACTATCATGTATTTTACCATCGTCATAACAATCGTAAAACTTTCCTATTTCTGGTAGTTTTCTCATTTCTTCTCTTTTATTTCAAAACCTTCAAGAAGTTCAGCCATACTGGTTAAATACTGAAACATCTCATAATATCCAAAACTTGAACAATCACTTAAACTTTTACTGAAAATTCTGTCCTGTAAACTACGCGGATATTCATCCAAACCAAGTTCTTTCATTGCATCTTTTTTAAATTTAAGAAGGTTGTTATTTTGTTCTTGATTATATGCTGAAATCATATCCTTTTTCCACTTTTTCACTTTGTTTGGAATATCATTCAACATCTTCTTTATTTCCTCTCCGGTTGCGGTGAGTTTGTATACTTGTCCTTCTAAAGTCATTTTATATGCTTTCTCTTCACGCAAAGAAGGATATTTCTTTCTATTTTCGTATTTGCTGTAGTCCATATTAAATTCGTTTACACATTGGTACTATTACTTCTTCTATTTCTCTCCATAAAATAGGCTCTACATTATAAGCCCATTCTCGCCCAGTCCAAAAAGAGTTAGTATATCTGCCATCTTTTAGACAGACGTTCACGGTGTTATATTTGCTAGGCTTTATCTCCCTTGCATTATTCCATCCGTCTTTTATCATTCTATTCCATGTTTTCATTGCTTATCTCTTTAAATATAACATTGGTTTCATCTTCTCTTTCAGAAGCATCACAAGTTCCAAAAGATTCATATACAAATTTACCATTCTCTTTACAAACGTCTAAAAAGAAACAATTTGCGCAAGAAGGGGTTACACCATCACCCCATTCTTCTACTTTTAAAGTAGTAAATGGTAGTTTTATTTCAGTACCTATCGGTAATTCTTTTCTCTTTTTAGATTTGCTAAATACACTTATTGCCCTATAAAGTGCATTTCTCAATTCTGCACAGTCAAAACCTGCTTTTTCAAAATTTCTTATACTGACAGAAGCTATTTCTATTACTTTACCAGTTTTTTCATTTACACCTTCTTTTTCTAACAATTCAGCAAATCTCAATATTGCTACTTTGCCTAGTCTATACAAATCATTGGCAAATTCTGATTTTTCTTCATTCATAATAGGTCATTTTTGATACTCTAATACATTAAAGCCGCCTGTTTACTTCCAATGACAGAGTACGTGTTACACATGATATATACTAAGTTGTTGTCAATAACTTTAAGCCTACCTTGAAAGTTATGTTTCAAACATAACAAAGCATCCATTTTAGAATCAAAAGGGCAAACAACCTTAAAGTTATGATTCCTTCTTAAAATTCCAATTTTTTCACCAAAAGAAATCGCTTTAGCAACTTTACTTTTGCTTGTTTTCATTCTTTTAGCCAATGTATCAAACGAAATCCCATTGTCTTTAAATTCAGTCAATCCATGCATGGTGCAGAACTTTTTAGCCTTCTTCCATTCTCTGTACTTTGATTTAGATAAATGTCCTTTCGGCTTAGTCCCTTTAATTACTTGATGATTGACGTAATTTTTCCGTCTTTGTTCTTCCGTTATAAATAATGCTTGCAATCCAGTTTCAATCGCCTTGATATTTGATAAGTCCAATCCATCCAATCTTACATTTGACCTAGCAGCACGAACAGATTTGAAAAGAAGATGTTTATTGTTCTTTCCAACAAAGTCTAATAGATCCATGCTTCCAAGAACTTCTAACCGCTTCTTCACTGTATTTTTATGCAGACCTGTAATTTTGGATAGTTTGTAATAAGAAAAATTAAGAACGACTGATGATCTAAACTTTTGTTTTATAAAAATAAGTAGGGCTATCGCTTTCCGTTCATCGGTAGCGGATATTATTTCATTATATCTTTTCCTACTTAATCTTTTCATAATTATATATAAAACAATAAAACCGTAGCTGAAACTCTATCAGTACGGTTCTATTGTTACCGTGTTAACAGACATTGTATAAATACAATGGTGGCAATTGCTAACATACGGTTATATAATCAAAAAAAACTTTTATAATCAAGAAAAATATAATCATATATCATCCATTGCCACGTTTCAGATACATTGCAAATATCCTCTTTATTTTTGAGATATGCAAGAGAAAAGTAGTATTTAACATTTATATAACTTTTAAACAACCTTATGGATAACCATACTAAAACCACATGGTTATAATAGGATAACATCTTTGGTTGCTTCGGTTTCCACAATTTCAACTAGATAATCACTCCATCCATCGTTGAATTTTACATCTCTTGTTTTATCTTCTACTTCTTCAAGTGCCTCTATTAAATCTTCAACTGTCATATTCAATAATCATAAAGTTCAACACAATCTTCACGCTCTATGACATCTTTCACTTCATCGTCAAAAATGTCTATTCTCACAGGTTTGCTTTTATCTTTAATTTCAGATAAAATGTCTATCAATTCTTGTACTGTCATTCTTATTTGTTTTATAAGTTTTTAAATTCAGTTTCTAATACTTCTAGGTCTTTTTTCAATCTAGCTAACGTTAAAGTTTTCGCCACTTCAAAATCTATAAATCCTGTACGAACTTCGTAACCCATGTCGTCAGACCTTAATGAAACTTCTTTATTTCTAAAACTAACTGCCATTTTCCAAGAAGCAATTTCTTTTTGATACTCTTTGATTCGTTCTAACAATTCATTCGCTTTTTTCAATCTTTCTTCTGTCATAATTTATCCTCCTATTAATTAAACCTCTTGTACTTTCAATATTTCATCTAGCCGAAACAAAGCTCTATCATATTCTACTTCATTGTCAAAGTAGAAATACCTTATTCCGTTTCCGTACTTCATTTCAATGCAGAATTTACCACTTGAAACACTATTCCCACGACCTTTGTATTCTTTAATACTTGCGTCTTTCAATCGTTGATTTTGTATTCTTATCCACATATTGTATATATTTACTTTTATTTTACATCAAAACATAAACTAAACAATTCATCTTTTGTGCCATCGTATTCCCATATATGCTCAAATTCATTTTTTTCTGTCTGAAAATAAAGCGATATGCGAATATAATCCCAACTGATTCCGATGTTATCAATTTTTTTGCTTTCATATCATTATTCAATTACATACATTAATAAACCATCTTTTGCTTTTATTTCTACCAATATTTCTTTGCAATTTAATCTCTTTTTTAGAAATTCTAAGGTGCTTGTTCTAGCAAAGCAATTCTTTGTGGAAACATACATAACTTTCCCATTACTTTCAATAGAAACTATTCCTTTGATATACTTTCTAATAATATCTTCTTTGCTTTCCATAACTTAAATGTTTAATAATTCACTTTCTTTAATTCTTAACTCCAAAGTTTTTGGATATTTCATCTTTGTGTCTATAAATTCAACGACATAAAGATTATTCCCTTTAACTCCAAACATATCTTCGATGGTATTATATGTTTTGAACTGATACCTTTTATCAGGATATTTATTCCTGAAATAATTCTCTACTAAATTTCTTTTGCTCATAGCTTTATATATTTATTGTTTCATTTCATTTTTTTTAATTAATATCCATGTATTCAGTACCTCCATATAACATCTTGTTTCTATAAGATAGCTAATGCCTTGTAGTATTTTCATAGATGTCACATCAACATTTATAAATTCAAGTTTATTAGTATTAGATTCGACATAGAAAACATTTCTGTTTTTTCTATTGGTAACTAATACACGTACAATTTTATTTCGTTTATAAATGGGTGTTATAAGGCATCCTTTGGGAAATATGAATTGCCAATCATATCGCTTTTCAAATTTTATTCCTTTTACTTCAATATATTCTTTGTCCATATTTTTAAGTTATTTCATTATTTTTTTAAGTTTACGATACATTGCAGCCGCACGAACTGAATTATATTCCATTCCTGTAGCTGTCTTTTGATTCAGATTATTCAATTTTTGTGCAATATCTCCCCAAATTTCGTAGTTTCTAGGCTCTCCCTTATCTTTTATCCAATCAGTAATGAAAGCCCAAAAAAACACATTACTTTCATTAACACGTGCATTTTCTCGCCTTTTGTTTGCGGAC